GTATTTTTTAATTTTGTTTTTTATATCATTGCTATATATGATTTCTATCAGACATTATTGCTACTTTGTTATAAAAAAATCATAACCTATATAAGGCAAAGAAGCTATAAATTTTGTACCTTTTGGTACATTCCATTTAGCTATTAATCTTTTTACAGCTTTAAGAGAATAAGCATCATTAAAACCATAGTGACTCATTCCATAATATGCAGATGTATTTCCCTTTTCTCCCCATTCTCCTGTCATTGTATTGAACCATAAAAAAGGTTCTTCTGTCTTTATAATAGGCTCAATCCAAAATGGTCTTTTCATTCTTCTTTTACTCCCATCTAAATTTTCGGAATGAATTGTTACACTTTTAAAAAATCTTTGTCCTCTTGGTTTACTTGAAGTAAATTTCATATTATATTTTGTTTTAAATACCAAAAAATTCGTTTCTTTAAGCACTTAACAGAAGTATATCTAAGAAATGTCACAAGATAAACGACGGTTAATGCTTTTTGTTTTTACATTTTTATAATCTATTGAAAATTAACGTTCTTTCGTACCTCCAATTTCATGAAGAAATATTTTTGGGTTTTCAAACCATTGAATAATTTGTTCAACAGTAAACCATCCATAAGTGCCTATTCCCTCCAATACCTGCGTATAAGTTAAGTATGTTCATTTTCCCACTCTTGCTTTTCTTTTATTTTTTCTATAATTCCCATTGTTATTATTTTAGTTATTTTATATTTATTTTTATATAGTAGCGCATATAAATGAGTTATAGGGCATTTAAACCCCACCTGACGGTTATTGTCAGCCGTTATAGGAAATTTTATTTTTTCTCCTCCCACCCATCGTTCCAATAATCTTGTTGTCTAAAATGCCAAAAAATTGTAGCGGAAGTTTTAACTCCATCTTCAAACTCATACTCACCTATTTCGGCTCTTGGTTGTCTTATGGCTTCGTCATCAGAAAAAAATCTGTGAGTTAATGTTTTGCCATTTCTTAATTCATGTATTGCTTCTTCTTTTGTCATAATTTATAATATTTAATTCCAACGCACAAAAAATAAAACTATCCTACTGCAAACCGTTATGTGCAAGGCTATCTGAACCGTGCTAATAAATCATCCAAACGCTTTTTATCAAGTTCTAAGTTTTTACGTTGAATATCCCCTAAGTTATCTTCTTTTAACTTAGTTATTACCCAGTGCCAAAAATGATTCAAAGCATCTTCGGTAATTGCTCTTTCTGTTTCGTTTAGTGTTATCATTTTTTTTTGTTTTTTATTGTTTATTTGATTTTATTTATTATATTTGTCGTGAGTTTTGATTTTTAGTTGTTATTTAGGCGGGAGTGATTACCCGCCTTTTTTTTACCAAATTTTAAATATATCCGATTCGATTACCATTACTACTTTTACAAATCCGTTAATTCTTTTAACCTTAATATCATAAAACCATTTTTGGTGATAATCGCTATAAGTGCAATTAGTAATAATTCCTTTATCTCCTAAATATGTTACTTCTTGATTTATCTTGAATTTCATTTTGATTGTTTTTAGTGTTATTTTAAAATTTTGATTAATTGCATTTGTTTTTCATCAATAATCAATTCCACGTACGCCAATTATATCATTGTCTGATTGCCTTTCTTCATATTCTTGATTAATATCTACTCTAATCATAGATCCATTGTCTTTTGTGAAAAAAGAGCTAATAAAGTATTGAAATCTATTTTTACCATAATTAGTGTTTTTAATAAAGTCTTTTCCGTTGTCAATCAAATCTCTATTATCTAAATGTTCATAGGCTAAAATTTTAGATTTTGGCAACCATCTGTTTGCTTTTTCGCCAATGCTTTCAAAATATAAAGAAACTAAAAATGCCTTTTCAGTTTCTTTTACAACATCTTCGCTGTAAAAACAATCGTAGTTTGAAAATTTACCTATTGGTCTTTCACTTTGTGTTATTGCTTTCATTTTGATTTATTTTAATTGTTATTTAATAGTACAAATATATAACAAATAGGTTATAGAAACAAACCTATAACCTACTGCAAATCAACACAAAACAATAATTATTATCTAAAACTCTATCTTTAATTGTTTATCAACTCTTGTATTTGATTAATATACATTGATGTTGATTCTCCTTTCTTAGAAAAATCTTTTAATTCCAAGAATCTCATTTCATAATTATCTTTCGTGAATAAAGTAATACAAATTTTAGTTCTATTAGGATTAGAACTACCTTGCACCCAAACTTTTTTATATTCATTTGGTAATATTAATCCTCTCTGGATTCTCATTAATGATTCTTCAAATTCCATAATATAATTTATTAGCACCGAGAGAAAGGTTTGAACTTTCACTTATTTCCTTTTGGAGAGGAATTGACTACCAATTGCCGACCTCGGTATTCTATAAAAATTGTGCCCCCGCCTGGAATCGAACCAGGCCCCATGTGTTAAAAGCACATTGCCTACAAACCTGTTTGCTACAAGGGCATGAATTGGTAATTTAATACCAATTTTTTGTGGTGTAGGTTGGGATCGAACCAACTCCTAACGGGCTTCAACCGTTCGCTTCTTCCAAGTTAGCTTCTACACCATATTTTTCAAAGAACATTTTTTAGACATAAAAAAAGCCCTTAATTAACTTTAAGGGCTTTTCTAATTCTATAAATAAATAGATTTATGAGACCCTCATTAGAGTTTTAAACTTCTTAAACCATATTTTATTTATTGTTGCCATTTTATTTTTTTTTATTATATTTTTTAAATAGTATTCTTTTTTTTATACCACAAATATATAAAGAATATTTGATAATACCAAACTTTTTTAAAATAATTGTTTTGTTAATCCTACAAAATCTAAGAGGGCGTATATTTAACCATTTTATCTAATGAACACTACTTAACATTAGTGAGTGGTTACTTTAAAGCTCGCCACATATCTCTTTTATTTGCCTTGCCTCCAGGCTTACGGCCTCGTACCGACGGACTTTTGTGCCATTAAATGGAATTGAACCATTTGCTACCCTTATCGTCGCAACCTATTTTCAACTGTTAAGTTTATCGTCGGTCCCTATTGTTTGGTTGTGCCCTCTACACTATATAGCATCTCAGGTTTCGAACCCTGAATTATGTAGAATCAGCTAAACTCTACTTTTGTAGCGGGAACAGGATTCGAACCTGTGACCTTGGGATTATGAGACCCACGAGCTTCCTACTGCTCCATCCCGCGATATAATTTAAAACAATTATTTTAACCTATTCATATCATCTTAAGAAATGATTTTGGTAAAACTAACTATTGCTTTTTATGGTGCTCAATGTTGGAATTTAACCAACTTCCTCTCCCTAAATGTGAGTGCTCTAACGATGAGCTAATCGGACTTATATTTTTTTTCAACATTTTTTATAAAATCAAAAGGCATAGAAGACTAATAATCGTTACTCTGATTGTTTTATTTCGAAACAATGTAAACAAGTCGTTCCTTCATCTATATTTACTCTTTAACTCCTTTTAATTTTAAAGAACTTTTTAAGCAAAGTATTTTTTCTCCAGGTAATGTACAACCTATAAAGAAAAAATTGGCCTGTAACATTTTATAACTCTTTTATACTTTGCTTTGTGTGCTAAACAACTATTGTTATTTTTTACTCTACAAATATACAACCTAAATTTGGTAATTCCAAATTTTTTAGAAAATATTTTCTAATTATTTTTAAATATATTATAAATAATAGGTTTATTTACTAATTCATACCTGGAATTAAGAACCGAAGCATTAATAAATGTTATTCCATCTTGCTCTCTTATACCATACCCTTCATGTATATGTCCGAAAACATGATACTTAGGTTTTACTTCATTTACTTTATTTAATAAATATTCACAACCAACATTTTCACCAGGGTTGCTACCAAAGGAATCTAGCAAATCTAAAATTCCTCTTGGAGGTCCATGTGTAATTAAAATATCTGTATTATTAGGTATTTTATCACATATTTCTCTTAACCAAGGATTTTTATTTGTTGCTTGATAATCTTTAGTTCTGCCATTAAAAGCCCAATTATAAAAATAAGGTGTCCAAGGAGAACCATAAATATTTATACCATCTATAATAATTGATGAATCCTGAAGATAATGTATATTTTTATAATTTTTTAATTCATCTAAACAAAAATTTTTATTATCATTCTCGAAACAAAAATCATGATTACCTGCTATAAAAATTTTATGTTTTGCTGGTTGTTTATCAAACCAATTTATAAATTTAGTAAAATCAATTATAGAGCCTCTGTTAGAGAAATCTCCTGAGTGTATTAATATATCACAAGGTTCTATTTTTAAACCTTCATGTTTAGTGTGTGTATCACTGATAAAAATTATTTTCATAATTAGAAATTATTATTTTAAATCTTTTAACAAAGTTAATTTTATTTTTCTTATTTCTTTAGGTCTCTTGTCAATTATTTTTTTTATTTTGCAAGCATCTTTATTATATCTAAGAATCATAACATTATTCATAGTGTCAAAAAGCATTTGCATTGTGGTATATAAATTACCTTCTTTAACAATATTTCTATTAGGTTGAAACCTTGAATCCCAATTGATGTAATCTTTTGATAAACTATTTAATATTTTCTCATAAGAAAGTTGACTGGTATCTAGATTATCTAATTCTTTCTTTGATATAATTTGCCTTGAAGTTGTAGAAATTTTTGCTTGCCCTCTTATATAACCCGTTTTCTTAATATTATGTCCATGATTAGTTCTAACTTCAATATCGTTATCTATGGTCTCTAAATGTAACTTCGAGTTAGGTATGCATTCTAAACTATAAGATTTATTTTTGTTATTTATAAAAGTATGACCATTTAATCTATTTGGCAATAAGAGAGCCTTGATAAGAGAGTTAAATTTATCTTGCTTTAAAGCTCTTAATATTATTTTTCCTTCTCTGGATATTTTATTTGTTTTTCTTTGTTTGTTTATTTCGCTTTCATCATACTCAACCATCAAAGAAGAATTTATCAAAGCTAAGCCATTAGAGTTTATGCCTTCTATCCATCCGGTTTTTAAATCTATATAATAACATAATTCCAAATCTTTCTCTAAAATATAATCTCTAACAATTATAATTTCAGGTTTATAATTTCTATCCCTGTTTTTTACCAAGATATTTTTATTAACATTTGAAATCTTAGATATTACACATTCTTTTATCATTACTTTTAAATATTATAGACAAAAAAAAATCTAGGAATGAAAAAAACAAACCTAGATTTTTATCTATATAATTAATTATTTTTTACAAAACTATATTTACGCCTCTAAAAATAGGTAATTTTGTTACTTTGTTAGATTTGATAAACTCGGCAATTTCATAATTGTAATTTTTCCCATTGTTATTGTTCATTAACAACTCAAGAGGTGTATAACTATCTTTACCTCTTCTTCCATCGGCGCTGAAAAGATTAGTTGATACTCTCTCTTTTAAGTTTCTTGCACCAGGAGATTTAGAATTGGTAAACATAACCTCATAAACAGAATTTTGCTTACCAATCCTCTTTAAAATTAAATTCTTTCTTTGGCTTTCATTTAAAGCATTTTTTAATGCTTTTGCTTCTCTTCTTGCATAACGCAAAAGTGTTTCTTGATTAATCATTTTTTATTATTTTTAAATTTTATTAATAATGTAAAAATAGTAATTAATTTTTATATTTCAAAACTTTTTTGCTAATATTTTATCAATATTTTTTTTAATCTTGGTTAAATTATTATTTTTCTCTATATTGTAATTTAATTTGTTTTTATTTATGTCTGAATCATCATAAAATAATAGATATTTAGTAAATTCATCTATGCCAAAAAAATCTTCACACATCTCATAGAAATCTAATTTACTCTTATTATGTATTATATCTGCGCCTATAGATTTAAAATCATCAGGAAAAATAATCGGGATTGAATAATAAAGCAAAGTTAATTCATCTTTTAAATCAACTTTAATACAAACTAAATTAATTTTCTCAGAGGATAATTTATTTAAATTATCTCTTAAAGTTTTTAACCTATTTTTCTGTACTATCTTCATAAACCTTCTGTATAATTATGTTTTCTGTAAATGCAAGAATTTTAAAAGGACTATATTTAAACTCTGAACATGATTTCACACATGGTAAATTTAATAAATTAGAATAAAATTCTGTATCAATTCTTAATGAGTTTATAAAATCATCATTATCACTGACATAAAAAATTTTAATTGTTTCATAATTGTATAAAAATAAAAAATATTTATCTTTTATCTCTGGATAATTTATTAATCCAATCTTCATTTTTTTAGAAACTTCTGATAATTTCTTCTTAGGTATAGAGCTAATTAAATCAAAATTAAAATCTTTAGATAAAATAACCTTGTCATCTTTATAAATTATTTTAAATAAAATTTCATTATTTTTTAACTCAAAAGCAACAACATCATCACCAATATTAATACTTGATGGAATAACTCTCTTTATATTATTTAACTCTGATAAAAACATAACTTATGAAAAAATAGACCAATTATCTTTATACATTTCTAATACGCCTCTACTATCTTTTTTATCTGGGTAAAAAGTATAATGACTTTTTCTTTCTAATTTATTTAAATCTAATAAATAAAAAGTATCAAAAGGTTCTATATAAACTGCAATAATATCACAATATAATAAATATTTATCAATATTTTCTGATATATTTAATACCCAAAGTTCTTTTCTCCCTTTACCTTGATTTTTTGTACAAGAAATTGTCTTAACTTGTACTTTAAATAATTTTTTTTTATTATCTACAATAAAATCATAATCTGAAGAATCAGTTAGAGGTTTACTGCAATTTAAATTGAATCTAAAACAAACAGAAGCGAAAATCATTTCACCTACCATTCCTATACTTGAATTTTTATTTTTCAAAATTTTCTTTTAAATATTGTTTTTCTATGTTAAAATTAAAACCTTTATAATTACTAATTAGTGTTTTTTCAATATCATCTATTAAATCTTTCTCATCTTTATCTATATTGATAATTATAGAGTCAAAAATTTGTGTTAATATTTTCGTCTTTTTATTCTTTAATTTCTGATATAATAATATCATCTTATAAATTATTATATCAGAAGCTGTAGAAGAAATATAATTACTCAATAAACCATTTATTTTCTTTGGTAAAATAATTCTTCCAAAATAATTTTTAATATTATTGTTTTTATTATATTCTTCTAATAATTTATCATTTAAAGTTTTTTTTGGTATTAATAATTTATTCTCAAGATAATTAAGTTGCTGGTCATTTAATTCTCTCTTAAAATCATCAATATTGCCACCATAAAGAATTTTGAAATTTAAATTCTTTGCCTCCGTCCTCTTTGAAATATCTCCTAATAATCTTTTAGCTGTTTCTAAATGAGGGTCATAATTTAATTCTATCCCTAATATCTGATATAATATTCTATATTCAAAAGAAGAGAAATCAAATTCTATTATTTCATCTCCTTCATTAATGGGTAATATCAATTCTCTTTTTTCTTCTTTTGTTAATCCTTGAATATATATTCTTTCATCTTTGCAAAATATCCTTCCGGTAACTTTACTTATACCCTCATATTTTAATTTTATATTTCCCAAGCCTCTTATATTTATAAAAGTATCTGAGAGTTTATCTTCAACATATTTTGCTCTCTTTAAATTTTTAAAATCTTTGTTCTCAATCTGTAAATAATCTTTATATAAAAATAAAGGAAAATATTTTATATCAAAATTCCTAGACCATTTTTTTAAATAAAAATTAAAATCAAAATATCCATTATTTGTATAATAGATTAATTTATAATCTGAATATTTAATTATATTTTTTTGCTTTAATATTTGTTTTAATGAAGTCTTGTAATATTCTGAAACAAAGTATAACACATCTATATAAGTGTAAAAAATCGTACTTAGATTACAGAATATAATGTATTTATCATCAGAGTAATAAAATAATTCTCCATCTATTTGTTCTATAACCTTTAAATCATAAAAAAAAGATAATTTTAAACCTCTTGTTAATTCTAAAAATTTATTTTGTTTATTTTCTTCAATTAAATTTTTTATTCTATCTTCAGAATAACCTTCTTCTTCTGAATAACAGTAATATTTTGCATTAGGATTGTAACCAACAGAAAAATGTTCTTCTTTAAAAGAATCTATTTTTTTAAAGAAATCTATTTGATAATCTTTTTTTGAATAATACTCTCCTACATAATCGAACATAATTATATATTTTTTCTTATTCTTAATTTAGCTCTTGTTTCATCTGGTGCATCATTTATTTTTCTTAAAATAATATTTTTTGAATCATTCATCATTTTTATTTTCATTTTATAAACTTTGGACATATATTCACTTGAACAAGATGGTGAGCAAAATTTCTTGGTTTTTTCCTTTGTAAGTATTTCTTTTTTACAAAACTCATTTTTGCAAAATAATTTTAAAATTTTATTTTTTGAATTTTCAGCCCCATAAACTTTTTTACACTCATTAGAGCAAAAATTCTTCTTGTATAAATTTAAAACAGATAAAAATTGCCAATAGGTTTTATTGCAAAGAGTACATCTTACTTTTTTTTGCTTACCCTTCTTTGCCAAGATATTTATTTATTTTTTGTCTCATTACCTTTTTAGATGATGGATGCAAGATAACTCCTCCTCTATCATCTTTATAAAAATATTTACCTCCTTGTTCTGCCAAATATACCCTACCTGAAAATAAAGGAGTGATTACATTTATTGATTTTGGCAATTCATCATCACTCGATGGTGTAAATAAAATATTTATTTTTTCTAAAATTTTATTTACCTTTTCTTTATCTATATTTTCATCTATTAAGATTTTAAAAATTTGCCTTTTAATGTATTCATTCATAAAATTAATTTAAATAAGAGTAAATAATTTCTTTTGCTGATATTGGGTCTATAAGTGCAGTATTTTTTAATAAAATACAATCTTTTACTTTTTGTTGAGTATTATTAAAATCAGTATAATCGTATAAATTGACTTCTAGGTTTTTATATTTTTTATATAAATCTACATTTATTGAAATAAAATAAATTTCTTGCAAACCATTTTTATTTTTTTTATTATAACCTTCCTCTATTTGTTTATTTAATTTATCAAGAGAGTCCAATATATAATATTCAAAATCTTCTTTATTTTCAGGATAAATTAATCCATCAATAATAACTCTATTTTTAAATGTTTCTTCTATTATTTTAATTAAATTCATATCTTATTATTTAAATAAATTATTGAACCTTAAATATAAATTTAGTTATAGCTTTCATTTTAGATGGAATATAATTTCTTAATATTTTTGATTGTATTTTAAGGCTAACATCATGAATAAAATATAATAAATAATCTGATGGTATTTTTGTTTTTATTAATTGCAAAGCTTTTGATTCATCAATATTTATATTCTCATTTTGTTTTTTTAACAAAGATAACTGATTTTCTAATTCTTTTTTTAACTCTTTGTCTTTTAAAGTAATTATTTTTTGTAAATCATAAGGTGAATACCTTAAATTCAAACCATAAATTCTATCAAGTCTCTTTTCCACAACATAAATAAAAGGAAAATAATCATTAATTGTATCTCCATAATAATTAAAACTTAAGAGCATTCCCTCTTCTATTTCTCTAAGAGAACAATTTTTTTTATTAAAATGATTTTTAACTTGAAGAGGTCTAGGTCTTAATTTACTCATGATATTTTAAATTTTATCTTTTTTAATACCATAACTTTCTAACAAATTGTCTAGAATATCTTTTTTCTTGCTAATATTCATCATTTTTATTCTTTTAATTAAATTACCAAAAGGTAAAACTATTCTATAAGCCATAACTTCTTGTTCAGGATTTATTTCTAATCCATTTGCATAGTCATGATGTCCATCAATTAATCTATAATCTTGAGAACAAATATAAATTCTAGATAACCATTGTTTAGAATTTGCATTTATTTTATTTTGTATTTTACTATAATTTAATTCTCCTTGAGCTGGTTTTAATTTAAATAAAGGAATTTTTATTTTTTTTACTTTAGCCACATTTTGAAAATGTAAAATTAACTCATCTAAATCTTCTTTATTTATTTGAGGTAAATCTTTTCTATTAAAACCTAAATTCTCATAAGTAAAATAAATTAATTCTCTAAGAGAAGAGTTTGAACTATTACCTAATAAAGTAAATTTGTTTTTTAATAAAGCAACCTTTTCTTCTGATTCTCTTAAGACCTCTTGTATGATATTATTTGTATCCATAAACTTAAATGTTTTTTATTAAATAGTGTTTAGCTTGAACATCCTAAACAATCAAAATCATCATTAGATGTTTTTATCTCTACATTATCATATTCATCAGACATATCAATAGCTAAATCTTTTGCCCCTGTAGAAATAGGTTTTGTATGTAGATAATAAGAGCCATGCTTAGAACCTCTCTCCCAACCATAAAACATACAAGATGTTATCTTTGAAACCGTTGGTTCTTTCATAAAAATATTCATTGATTGACCTTGGTCGATAAATATTGCTCTATCCAACATCATATCTATTAAATCAGATTGTTTTATCTCCCAAATAGTTTTATATTTTTCTCTAAACTCTATAGGTAATGCTGTTATAGATTGTACAGAACCATCATTAAGCATTATTTGTTTTTTTAACCATTCATTCCACCATCCATTCTCTATCAACTCTTCAATCATAAATTTATTAACAACGATATAATCTTTTTCTTTAACCCTTCTCTTATAGATATTATAATCAAAAGGTTGAGTCATTTCTGCCGAATTACGAAGGCTGGCCGAGCCAGCTGTTGGCATAACTGTTGTCAGTAAACTATTTTTTAAACCATATTGTTTAATACTTTCTTTTAATTCTCCCCAATTATATTTGCTATTTTCCTCTACCTCATTTGTCTTATTCCACATATCATATTGCAGGATACCATTTGAGTAGGGACTCCCTTGAAAATATTTATATGTAAATTTTTCTATTATTGAATCATTTTGCTCTAATATTCTAAATTTATTAAAATCAATATCCTCTTCATCGCAATATTTTTTAATTAATCCTTTAGATAATTCATTAGATGCTCTTAACGCCGAATAATATATACATTCAAATATTTCATAATTTAATCTCTTTGAATCTTCAGAAACAAAAGATTTAAAATCCATTAATAAGAAAGTGTCTGCTAATGCTTGAACTCCTAAACCAATTGCTCTTTGCTCCTTTCCACCTCTTTCTCCAGATGGGTTCGAATATCCATTTATATCTATAACATTATTTAATTGTTTTACTTGAAAAGCTACGTCTCTTCCTAAATGTTCAAAATCAAATATTTTATTTTTTACATATAATTTTAATATAAAAGATGTTAATGTGCATATTGCCTCTGTTTGAGAATCTGTATATTGAATGACCTCTGAACAGTTATGTACTAATATATCATTCGCATAAAAATTATGATTATCCTCTATTGTTAAATCATAAACTTCAAACTTTTGTTTTAATTTTTCTATTCTTATTGCCATTCTTTAAATTTATCTAAATTATTTATTATATTCTGTTCTATTAATTTTAAATGTTCTTTGTTTTGAATTAAATTTTGACAATATGAATATTGTAAATTATTATCATTACAATATTTCAATGCTGATTTAATTTTTAAGTATTCATTCTTCTTCCCTTGTCGCCCTCGAATAAAACCTTTTATTTCCAATAATATATTTTTGCCATTATAATTTAATAAAAAATCAGGTTTATAGAAACCATTTTCTTTTTCAATTAAAAAGGGCTCATATTGATAAAAGATTTTTTCATTCTCAAATAATTCTATAATCTTTTTCTCCCAAGAACTTCTATATTTTATAATGCTTAAATTTTTACAATAATTAACATTAATTAATCCTCTATCAAAAAATTTAGTAGTGCCCATATTACTATTATTTTCCATAGCAAAAGAAGAAATAATACTCATTGTTTTTGTAAAATAAAATTTATAATTTTGTTCATTTAAGTTAACCTCTTTTACTTCTTCTTTGAATTTGATAAAAGGTTCAAATTTAAAATATTTTTCATTCAGAAGAAACTTTTTTAATTTATTTATTCTTCCTAAAGGTGATTTTGTTTGATTAGACATAAAGACACTATACTTTAATAATATATCCTCTTCATCATTTTTATCAAATTCTATTTTTAAATTTTCTAATCTTTTAATTTTAAAATGTAAAGAACTATTTTGTTTCCTTTTTAATTCTCTCCATTCATCACCTCTATCAATTCCTAACATTTTTATTTTCATTTTTTTAGAATGTTCAGGTCGTTTCTTTCCTGTCATAGACGCTGAAAATCTTTTTTTATTTTCTGGGCTCCATCTTATTATCTTTGAGTCACTACACCAAACCCTAAGTTCACCTTCTTTTGTATATTTAATCTTGAATTCCTTTAAATTATATACATCATTTCTTAAACAAATTTTTAAAAATAATAATAAATCTTCTTTGATATAATTCTTCAAAAAATAATTTTTTAAATCCTCTTTAAAATAATTTAAAAATTCTTCTTCATTCTTTATTAAATCTTTTTTTTGTAATTTTTTATATGGCTTCTTATATTCTTTCCCGTCAAGTATTATCATAAAAACTATTTATTTTAAATAGTTCTAATATATGTTTAGCTATTTAAAATTTTTATATCATCATTTTCATTTAAGTTTTGTGCTTCTACCCAACCTCTATTTATTGTATAAATTTCATGTTTAGGAGTGCAGATAATAAATTTATTTGTTTTTAAATCGGTTACTTTTAAAACATTTGCATTTTTTTTAGTTAAAATACTTTCTAATAAGTTTTTATATTCATCTTTGTCTTCTTGTATATTATAACTTAAAACAGAAATTTTATTTTTAGATAATAAAAATAAATCATTTAATGTTTCTAATGTAACAATTTTGTTTTCATTGTTTAATTTAATATTTATTAAAGAATCTCCTGATATACAGAGGTTACTGGATTTTATCGTACCAATGTTCTTATGATTGGTTTTGTGATTCACATGGTCTTTATATTGAATGTATGGCATACCAGATTCTATTAAAACCTCACAAATCTTAATCCATAAATCTTTTGCTCTTATTTTCTTCCCTAAACCTAATTCAATTGCTTTATAATATTCTTCCTCGAATTCTTTACCATATATCTCATAAAAAGGTTTTAGATTGGCTTTCTTAATTTCATTAGGGCAAAATAAATACCAAACATCATCATCTTTTACTTTTTGCATAAACAAATCAGGAGCCCAAAGTGCTAAAAATAAATCTCTTGTCCTAAGTTCTTCTTGGCCTTGTGGTTTTCTAAGGTTTAGGAATTCATAAATTTCTCTATGCCAAGGTTCTAGATATAATGCACAACTTCCAGGTCTCTTTCCTCCTTGGTCAAATTGCCTCATTAATTCATTAATTACTTTTGCAAAAGGTACAATACCTGCCGCTTTTCCTCCTGTAGATAATTCTGAATAATTACTTCTGAGATTAGATATTGCTAAACCTATTCCGGCACTATTTGCCGAAGCATTAATTAACCTCTTATAAGTTTCTGAAATCCCTTCTTTAGAATCATCATTTAAAAAATGTAATTCACAAGAAGCTAATTGGTTTGAAGGAGTACCACTATTCAATAATATAGGGGTTGCCGGAGATACAGATGTGCTAATTTGTTTATAATCTTCTATAGCATCTTCTATTGTCTTGCTTCTATTAATAGCTACACGAGAGAACATTTGTTGAGGTGTTTCTAAATGTATAAATTTATTTCCTATTTGTTCTTTTAATAAATAAACTGATTTTAATCTCCCAATAGCAAAATAATCAAATTCAAAATCTTTATTATAATCTATATGTTTTTCGAACTCTTCTCCCCATTCAAGAACCTTCTTATAATATGTTTTATTTAACTTATTTTTCTTATAAAGTGTTTTACTTACTTTTAATAAATTTAATGGAATTTCTTTGTGTAAACGTGAAATAAGTATATTAGAAGCGAACATCGAGTATTGAGGGTTATCAGTTATATAACCTATAGAAGTATTTGCTATTAACTCATCTAACTCTGCACTTGTTATCTTATCATATATACCCTGAGTTACCTTTATAAATAATTCATCTGTATTTATACCTAATCCATCTGCCGATTTCTTTATTCTATTTAGTATCTTGTTTGGGTTAAATTCTACTGATTGTCCATTACGTTTTATTACTTCCATGTATTATTTCTTTTTGTGTTTAAATGTATTGACCTAATATTTCTGTTTCAAATTGTTCTTTGGAGAATTTATCACATATTTTCTTTGCTTTATAAAGATAATTTAAATTATTTAAGTTTCTATGATTTATAATTTTTATATCAGGATGAGTTAATAAATTATTCCAATATTCAAAAATATCTGAGCTTTTAAATCCAAAATAATCTTTTAAGATTTTATTATTATAACCCTTCTCTTTACATTGTTTTATTAAAGACAATAAAACAGAATTATATATTTTATTAGATGAGGAAAACAAAAATACCTCTTCATAACAATTAATAATTTTATTTAAATCTTCTTTTTGTTTCTCATTAAAAAATAAATACTCATCAATCAATAATCTTTTAATTTCTTTTCTTTTTAATTTATCTAATTGACCTATACTTAAAGTGTTTTTTAATCCAATTTTTTCAATATAATAATGTGAAGCTCTTATATCTCTTGTTATTATAAATGTATCTTCGGAAGATTTTAAGTATTCATAAATTAAAGTAGAAGATTTTCCTGATTGCCTATTTCTTATATTAAAGTATAATTTCATTTTATTAATTCTTTTAATTGTGTTAAACCATTATTCTCATTATCAATCTTCCAAATATAATCTATTCTATGGTCATTGGGTTCAATAATATCTTCAAGAGGTTTTTTTGTTGTAAATTCAATATCATTTAAGAAATGTATTTGTTCTCCGAGCAAATTTACTCTAAAAATATCAGATATATTTTTTTTTACTAAATATTTATTCATGCAAATATACTTCTTATTGCTTCTTCTAATGTTTTAAATTGAGGTATATTATATCTCTCACAAAATATATCAACATTACCTTTCCTGCAATACCCTTCATTACAAATTACTAATGTCTTTTCATCTCCGTATTTACCAAGTTCTAATAATGTAATCATAGATTTGGTATCAGGGTCAAAATAATATATTTTATAATCAGACATTTCTTGAGCATCTAATTCCCAGGTAACCTGTCCAACAAAATATGGATTATCTAAATTTTGTTGGGCATCTGGTTGGTAATCATCCCTTCTTGGATTAAAGACAATTGTATTATTTTTCTCATATTTTGCAATTAATTTTCTTGCTTTCTGTTGCCATTGTTCTGCTTTTCCTTGTTCAATCGAGCCTCCTAAAAATATCTTTATATTTTTAATTGTCTTTAATTCGTTTATGTTTTGTGGCGGTGTATATGTTTTCATAATTTGTTTTTAAATAGTTTTTAATTGTGCACCAACAAAAATTTCCACTCATAAATTCAGATAAAAATAAAATAAAATTAAAATGATTATGATGGTCTGGGCATAAACCTAAAATATGAAATATAAAATCCATAATTATTTATCTTTAAAATTCTTCATTAAAATTAATTTCACCATCTAATTTCGCTTTTTGATACTCTGTTGGGCGGCCCTCAAAAAAGTTTTGTTTTCCATTTAATGCAATTCCTTCCATAAACTTAAAAGGATTTTTTGAATTAAAATGTTTTTTACATCTTAATTTTAATAACATTTGGTCAGCTACATATTCTATATATCTAGCCATTAGAATTTTATTCATTCCTAATAAATCACAAGGTAGAGATTCTATTATAAATTCTTTTTCTATATCAACTGCATCTAAAACAATTTCTAAAATTCTTTCTCTTGTAGGTTTATTTTCTATATGATTATTTATTAAGTTAATAGCAAATTCACAATGAAGATTTTCATCTCTATTTATAAAACTATTTGCTTTACCTAAACCTTGCATTAAACCTCTGTTTGATAACCAAAATATAGAACAAAAAGAACCTGAGAAAAATATTCCTTCAACAACTGCAAAAGCTACCAGTCTCTCTTGAAATGTACTATTTTCTATCCATTTAAGAGCCCAATCTGCTTTCTTCTTCACGGCCGGCAAATTATCTATAGCATAAAAACATTCTCTCTTCTCATTTTCATTTTCAATATATGTATCTATTAATTTTGAATACATTTCTGCATGAATATTTTCTATTGCAATTTGTATCCCATAAAAACATTTTGCTTCAGGATATTTCACATCTCTTAAGAAGTTTTCCGCTAAGTTTTCATTTATTATCCCATCGGCCTGATTAAAGAAACTCAAGACATTTTTAATAAAAAACTTCTCATTCTCATTTAAATTATTATTCCAATCATCTAAATCTTTAGATAAATCAACTTCTTCTACTGTCCAAAAAGCATTTAATTGTACTTTATAAAAGTCATTCCATAAGTCTTGATGCTTAATTGGAAATAAAGAAAATCTCTCTGTGCCTGTCTCTGTTAATATTCTTTCTATCATTTTTTATCTTCTTATTTTATCTCTAATACTTTTTATTGATTCTATTGTCGTGTTTGCTTGGTCTAATCCTGAGACATCTGCTAAATCCATTAATCTTCCCATTTCTGTGAAAACACTCTTTGCATTATCTATTTTAACCTTTATCGCTTTAGAAGATATACCTAATCTGTTTTTTAATAATAAAGCAAATGCTTCATCATTTACCTTCATGTTTTTATCTTGAACATACATAATAACATAATCTGCTACTTGAAATACCTCAATTGCCTTACCAATATTCTTTGCATCGGCTGAAAGATTATCGAATCCTGAATTATGTGTATAAATATCATTTGCAAAAAACATATGAGTATCTTCTACACAAATATCTATCGTTTCCATTTCCCCTATTAATTCTATAGATTCAATTTGAGAATAATCTATTTCTATTTCTTTAATCATTTTTATAATTATTTTTTATAAAGTTAATACAATTTTCTAATGTTTCTATTTTATTTTTTTTATATTCTTTTTCGTAAACAAAAAGAACATTATACCCTTTTGATTCTAAATACAATTTTCTTTTTTCATCTTTTAAATTTGAATTTTCGCCTTTATGCCAATAATCTCCTTGAAATTCAATAATACAATTTTTTATTTTAAAATCAACAAATATAATAGTAAAGCCTTCAGAGTTTATTTTAAAAATTTGTTCTCCGCTTAACTCGTAAAACTTTATTTCGTTATCTAAATTTTTAAACCCAAATGATTCTAACCTTTCATATATTTCCCAAAACATTTTTTGAGATATTTTACTATACCCAGAAGAATTTTCTTTATTATTTGTACAATTAAATTTCCACGACTCCCATCTTTTTATTCCTTCATCATTCCCGTATTTTAAAATAAAATCTTCAATTCTTGTTTTAAATCCTAATTTTTGTTTTTCAGAATATAATTTATATCTGTAACTCCCATCAATTTCTCCATATTTTTTTATAAATGCTTTAGGTGAACAATGGTCTTGTTTTTCTTTATACCTAACCCATTCTTTTAATCCAACATCTTTTCCATATTTTTCTATATAATAATTTTTAGAAAATCTATAACTTTGATTTTTACATTTCTCTAAATATTTTTTAGTGCCTTCTTCTTCTCCATGCCTATTAATACAATCTGTTAAAGTGTGTGTTTTTGATTTATGATTATGTAACGATTTTTTAAAACTATCTTTCCAATTTTTTTTAATATTATTCCAAATTTTTAAACCTTTTTCTTCTCCATACTTTTCTATATACCACTCTTTAGTTGCTTGTCCTTTTTTAGAATTACAAGCTTTTTCTTGAAACAATTTTCTGCCTTCATCATCTCCATATTTTTCTATATAATTTTCAATTCTGCAACCTCTTTGTTTTGCTCTCTTTAAGTATAGTTCTGTACCTTTCTCTTTCCCAAACAAAAATATATAATCTTCTTTATAAAAATTAGAAGCTTTTTTATTACCAAAATTCTTATAATCAATAGCTTCTTTAAAAGTCTTCTTATAATCTAATTTTAATAAAAAATTAAAATAGCTTTTATATTTATTGAAAATTTTAAAACCAAAATTATTATAAAAAATTAATAATTCATTTTTTTGTTCGTTGTTTAATATTTCTGTATCTCGAAAAAATTTAGGAACTAATGTTTGCATAATTTTAAATAGTACAGTCTAAATTTCAGTTCTTATTTTTTTATTATTAAAGTGGAATTTAAACCTAACCCATTTTCTATACTTAATAATCCTCCCTCTTTAGTTGGAAACTCATGTTTGCCAGAACATAGAATTTCTTGACCATTTTTTAATTTTATTTTATATACAGGTTGGTATTCTTTTTCATATATTTTAACAACTTTCTTATAGCCTTCTTTGGTTAATATTTTATCACCCTCTATTAAGCTGTCTATTCTTACTTTACCTTCATTTTCTTTATCTACGAGTGTTGAGATTTCAAGACACCTATTTGTCTGGAAATTGCATATTATGCACATCTGTTCTTCTTCTGCCCAATCTCTAAATTCTTCACATAAATGTTCGAACTTATCATTATCATTTAAATATTTTTCTCCTTTTTCTAATTTAACTTGATTTAAACCATCGACGCAAATTAATTGAAAAAATATACCTTGTGCCTTATAACTGTTTAATAAGTTTTTGAAATTAGATATTTGTCCATTCTTAGAACGAAAATGTTTTACAATAAATTCTCCATTTAATAATTCTTGTTTCTTTTTATTTACATATTCATCATGATTACCAGAATATAATTCTTCCTGTTCCATGTCAAACAATCCTGATAAAACTCTTGTCGTGATTGATTTTTCATTATCTTCTAAAGATATATATAATGTGTTCACATTATTAACAGATGCTGTTCTTGCTTGTGATATTAAAGATGATGTCTTACCAAAATGTGATGGGGCTACTTGAATAAATAATCTTCCTGCTCCAGGGCCTCCTTTTGATATTTTATTAAATGAAGGAAATATAGTTGGGACCGGGTTTTTATTTGTTTCTCCAGATAATTTGATTCTATCCCTCTTAACATCAATAACACGTTGGTCATCTAGGTCTTCATATTTATAAGCTTCAAATGCATATTTCTTAGATTCTTCTCTCTTGCCAACCATTAATAAATCTAAAGATTTTTCTAAATTTTTCAATGTATAAGAGCTTAGGCAAAAATCTCTTGTTTCTTTATAGACAAAATCAAAATTAGCTCTATCACTATCTTGGATTTCTTTTATTTTTTTCTTAAAATTTATATCATTTAATTCTTTCTTCTCTGCTAGTATTCTTAATATATCAAAACCTGGAGCCGAGTTATGTTCTCTTATATACTCTAATAATAATTTACAAATCTCTTTAAAATATTTATTATCAAAATAATCATATTCAATAATGTTTTTTAATTGTGTTAGATATTTTGTGTCGTTAATTAAAATATGTAGTAATGATTTTTGAAAAGAGTCTCCATAAATAGAAAAATCTTTTTTTACTTCTTCTGCCATCTTATGCTTCTAATTTTAGTTTCGTTGATATTTGCTTCAACAAGTTAGTTATATTATTTACATCTTTAAAATAAATATTGTATTTTTTTTTCTGTAAGTAAGAAAAAGTTAATAACAAAGATTGTTGAAAACCATATTGCATATCCAATTGTTCTTTTATTTTTCTCCTTGAAGATTCTGAACAGTTAGATTCATTTAATTTCATTAATTTATAATTTCTATGTAATAAGTCTTTAGACTCCTTTATTGTCTTTAATGTTTTTGTTTTATCATCCTTTAAATCATCTATTAATAAATATAAATCATTAAAATCTCTAAATGGTATTGTTGATAGTTCCGGAAAATATTTTAATATTCTATCTTCACCTAATCCTTTTACACCTGGTATCTTATCGCTTGTATCTCCATTTAAAACTTTATAATAAATAAAATTCTCAGGGAGCACATCTATTTGTTCTTTAAAGTTGTCTTTGTTTATTATAATTTTCTTTTCTGCCGACCAAACAGAAACCCCATCTTTTATTAATTGATAATAATCTTGGTCTGTACTACAAATAAATTGTTCATAAGTGTTAGCGTTTTTTGTTGTCAAATACTCTATAACATCATCGGCCTCTAAATAATCTACTTTTGTTATAAGAAAAGGAAAATAGCTTAACAATTTCATTAATAAATCTACCTGAAAATCTTCATTACTAAAATTAGCATATTCAGTAACAACCAATCTATCTTTTCTCCTTCCTCTTCTATCTTTATAATCTCTAAATATATTTCTTCTTCTCTCACCGGCTCCATCTCCATCAAAACAAATAACTACATAATTAGGTTTTAGATAATTTATTGTTGAGAATAATTGTCTCATAAATGTAATTACTCCACCTATTGGGGTTCCATCTTCATTTGTAGATTGTTTATCTTTTGAGAATGCTCGATAAAAATAATTAAATCCATCAATATATAATAATCTTGGTTTCATAAAATGTTTTAAAAAAATAGGTTGTTGATATAAATCACAACAACCTATTTTACTTTAAAAATAAATTTCTATTTTTTATCCTCGCCTAAATCAAATTCGGACTCTTGCAAGTCATCTTCTTTTATTTTAGACATATCAATTTTCTTAATTGTCCTTTTTCTTATTTTAGATTTAACCCATTCGTAAATATCTAAATCTGATAAATATTCTTCCCAACCTTTTTCTTGGAATTTTTCTCCATCTGGAATTGGACAATCTTTATCTGGGTCTAACCATGTGTACCATGCACCTGATTTTGCAATATAATCATTGTCCTCTAAGAAGTCCAATAATGTTTTAGACTCTCTGATTCCTTGCAAGAACATAATCCTAAAAGTTGTCTCCCTATGTGGAATACCTACTTTGTTTTTAATTAATTTGGCATTCACATCACAACCTAAAACTAACCCTTCGCCTTTTGGCTTCTTAGGTTTAGGCCCTTCTTTGCCATTTTTTTTCCAATTATTAACAACAATCTCATATTCTTCATCTGTCATAACAACTTCTGCAACCTCTATCTTCTTCATTCCCAATAGTTTAATTCTAAGAGAAGCAAAGAAATCTTTTGCTTTTCCACCTGGGGCAATGTCTGGGTCTCCATAACTTATTCCAATAGTTTGGCGGATTTGATTTAAAAGTATTAAGCAACAATTTGCCTCTTTTAAGAAAGGAGAAATTTTTCTTAAACCCTTACCTAATTGTTTTGGCTTAAGACCTCCAAGGTTCATATTATTTTCATAACCGGCCTCTAACTCTGCATCTGTTACAAGAGCTGCTATACTATCTATAATACACAAAACAGGTTTGCCTTTCATTGATTTTTCCTTTGCAATTTCTTTTAAAGTTTCTTCTAATGAGGTAAACACATCTTCTATTGAAGTTGCATTATTATAAACCATATTTTCTCTATCGACACCACAAGCCTCCATCATCTCAAATGCTCCAGCTTGTTCAACATCATAAAAAATACCGACACCTCCCATTTCTTGACAGTTTTTTAAACCGTTAAGTACGAGTGTAGTTTTACCTATTGATTCTTTACCAAATATTTCTACAACTCTACCGCAAGGCCAACCGCCTTGTTCTTTATTTGAAATTGTTATATCTAATTTATAATCTCCGGTAGGTATCCAAATTTTTACTTCGCTTGATAAATCACTTCCGGACATAGAACTATTTGGGACTGATTCATTTTGTTTATCTATCAATTTCTTTATAAATGGATTCATATTTTAATTTTTTTTAAATGGAAAATATTATTTAATTCATTATTAAAATATTACTCATCATCATCTACTAAAGAATCTAAACTATCTTCTATTTCTTCTTTTTTATTATTAGCTACTCCTTCAACTCTATCTAAGTATCCCTCAATCAATTCTTGCCTCTTTTGTAAATCCCAATAGTTTTTCATCAATTGTTTTGGGTCAACACATTGTTCAATCCAATCATTTTTACATGCTTTAATTGTTTTTAATAATTCTTTGTCTTTTATTTCTTTAAAAGATACAGCATACATTGTAGCCGCAGGCGCATCACCGTCAAATGTGATTATAACCTTTTTAGGTGCTGATAAATCCCAAAATAAAGTTTCGTCGTCTTCCATATTAGAAATCTCATTCTCTAATTGTTTTTTAACAGAAACTTTGTATGAAAACCATTTTACTCCACCCTCAACATCATTTAAGTCTATAACCGGAACCATAAATTTTGTTTGTTCTTCAATTGGTTTCCAAATAGGCTTGTTTGCCATGAAATCTTTCTTTAACTCTACAATCGCCTTATTAATAGGACAAAGATTTTTTTCTCCAATCTCTAAAAAATTAGACATTGCATGAATTTCTTTTTTAGGATTATCGGTTAAATTCTTATGGAAATTCCACGCCATAAAAATATCGCCTTCGGGTTCTGTTTCTGTTACGGTTGATTTATAAGGAAGAAAAAGAAATTCATTCTTTCCTTTATAATCAAATTTTGCATAAATAGATTCTTTCTTTTCAAAATCTCCCGTTTGCGCTTTTGGTGCCCTTCCATTGTTGGATAATTTTGCTAATCTCTCTAAGATTGCATCTTTTCTTGTACTCATACTTTTTATTAAATTGGTGAAAAAATTTAGTTTACAAATATATAAAGATTAAAATTAATAAAAAAATTATTTTTATTTTTTTAATCTTTTAATACGGTTATACCTTCTTTTAAATTAAGTGTTACCCCAAATTTATCTATATGGAATGCTCCAAGGCAAATATCATTTCTCTTTAAATCTAATCTATCTCCCCAACATCTAACCTGTTTAACATTTAAACCATCTGAGATTTCTAATTGAAAATATTTCTTTCCTTTTTTACTTTGCGCTTCTTCTAGCTTAGAAACTATAAAAACGATTTTAGTGTACGAATTATTTAATGTTTCAAAATTATTATAGTTGTTTATGTTTTTCTTATAATCGTTTAAAATTTTAAGCCTATCAATGTAATAAAGAGAAAATTGAGTGCTATTAAAGAATAAATCGTCCTTCTCTTGTAAAGATAAATTATTTTTTTCTATTTCTAAGAAATCTTTTATCTCAAATATAAAATCTATCCAAGGTTTACTTTCTATAGATTTACTCTTGTATTTAAATAATAATTTTAATAGCATATTATCATCAAGAGATTTTAATGATTCTGGTCTGTGCTTTAATTCAAGAGAATTTTTCTTTCTTGTGAACCAAGTTTCTATTTTTCCATCATTTAATAATTCTTTTAATTTTTTAATTTCATCTCTATCAATATTAAAGCAATCAAAACAACCTGTATTTAATAATGCTTCAAAACCAGATTTGTTTATTTTACTAAAATCTATAGATAAGAAATCTTTTAATTCTTCTAATTTATTTTTATTATTTAATAATTCTTCATAAGCTTTATCTCCGAAAGATTTTATAACATTAAAACCCATAACAACTTTATTTTTATCAAGAGCTCTAAATTCCCATTCAGATTTATTAATTGTCGGTGGTAATAATTCAATCCCATTTTTCGCCATATCATTAATTAATTCTGTATATTTTTCTTGAGATTCAAATTTAAATAATGAAGCATAATAATAAGCTGGATAATTTGTTTTTAACCATAACATTTGCCATGAAACATAAGAATAGGAAACACAATGTGATTTATTAAATGAATATCCGAGGAATTTTTGGCAATACTCTATAAAATATTTAACATCTTCCAAACCATAACCTTTGTTTATCATACCATCTTCTAATATTTTAAAATATTTTTCTACTTGGTAATATTTAGGGTGGTCTTTCTTCCAAGCAATACATCTTCTAAAATTATCACATTCACCTAAATTTAATCCGCAAGCTTCTTGTACCATAAACATAAATTGTTCTTGATATAACAAGATACCATAAGTAGAATCTAGAATTTTTCTCATAAACTCTAATCTAGGATATAATGGGTCATCATATAAATCTTCTTTATTATTAGATACATATTTTCTCTTCCAATCACCAAATTTATCTCCAAAAGTTTCTAATGGACCTGGTCTATTTAATGCTGATATAGAACAAATATCCTCAAAAGAATTAGGCTTAATATCATCAACCAATCTCTTTGCTCCGCCATCCAACTGAAAGATGCTATATAAATTATTGTTTTCTAGATTTCTTAATACTTCTTTGTTTTCAAAATCTAAATATAATAAATCATCACTCACATCTATATTTTCCTTTTCCTTTATCTCATTAATACAATTCTGTATAATTGATAAAGAAGATAAGCCAAGTATGTCTAATTTTAATAATCCTAAATCCGATAAATCTTTTCCACTACCATCAGACTCTCTAAAAGCAGATACAATTTCTTTAGCTGCTCTTGTGACCGGAATATGCTCCCAAATTGGTGTTGGTGTTATTACGATACCTCCAGCATGTGTTCCTATTTGTCTAACTTGGCCCATTAATCTATTAGCATAATAAATAATTTCTGTATTATTTTCTATCCATTCCTTTATAATAGAATCAGAGGTTGTTTTTTTGATATTATCAAAATATTCTATTAGGTCTCCGTTGTATTCTTCTATTCCATCTATTTTTGTAATATTTGTCATTAAGAAACTTTTAAAGCTTGTATCAAAACCTAAGCCTTTGGCTGAATCTTGTAGAGCTCTCTTTGCTTTGTATAATTGATGTGTGCCAACACCAATAACACAATCTGAGGTATATTTTTCCTGCAAATAAAAATATACAAAATCTCTTCCGCCTTGACCATAATCTTGGTCAATATCAACAACTCCTGTTCTGGCTGGATTAAGAAATCTCTCAAAATAAAGTTCATGTGTTATAGGGCAGACAGTTGTTATATCTAGGCAGTATGCCAACAATGCTCCAGCACATGAACCACGACCTGGACCTGTCCTAATGTTATTTTTATTTGAAGCTTTGGTAATATCTTCAAATATTAAAAAATAATTTGCAAACCCTTTTTCTTTTATGATTTCCAATTCGTATGTTAATCTTTTTTTATAAACTTCTAATTTATCTTTAGAGAACTTTTCACCTCTTTCTTTCCTTGCTTTAAGTTTTTGAAATAATCCTCTCTCAGAATTTTCTCTTAGAACCTCATTAGCTTCTCTGTCTCCTAAATTATAAAATTTTGGAAATTTAAAACCTGTCTTATCTACTGTTTCAAATTCAAAATTAATTTTATCTAATAATGTTAAAGAATTATCTAGAGCTTCTGATATTAATTTTTCACAATAATTATAATTCCACTTTTTATTAAATTCAAATATTTCCTCGCTATTATGAAAATAAAGATGTCTTGCGTGAATAAAAGATTCTGCTCCACTATCATTGTTTCTTGCTACATTAATAACAATGTCTTGTAATCTATCATCCCCTTTATTTAAGTAATGAACATCCCCGCCAATTAATATAGGCACATCATATTTCTGGCATAAACTAATTATCTTATCATTTGTCTCTTTTTGAGAAACACCAAACTTTGATTTATCTAATATTTCATTAAATTGTATCTCGCCATAAAAATTATCTCCGAACTCTCTTAAGAAACGCTTAAACCATTCTTCCGCTTCTTTATTAAAATCATTTGTTCCAAGTTGATTAACAATATTTACCATACAACCTGTGGTCATTATTAAACCTTTTTTATAATGAAATAATTCTTCAAAAGTTATTCTTGGTTTATAATAATAACCTTCTGTATTAGCTAAGTAATGTAATCTATTAAAATTTTGATAGCCTTGTTTATCTTTTATGAAAATTGATTGATGACAATCTTTATTTATTGTTTCTCGTTTTGAGTTGGGTATTTTTAATTCTTTATCTGTGCAAGCATAAAATTCACTACCTAAAATAGGTTTTAAATTATTCTTCTTTAATTCATTATAGAATTGATAAATACCATTAGCGTTACCGTGGTCGGTTAATGCCATGCCAGGCAAATTATATTCTTTTAATTTATCAACATATTCTTTAAATTTAGCTGTGCCATCAAGCATAGAGTATGTTGAGTGTGCATGCACCTCAACAAAAGGCCTATTATAAATTATATCATTTTGTATTAAACCCGGAGAACAAACTTTGCAATTACAAATCATAGTGTAAATTTATAATATTATTTTTTAAAAACAAAAAAAACTATTTAAAATTATAGAAAACATAAAAAATGAATAGATTAACAATAGCTGAGAGAAAATTTTTAGAAGAGTTTAATAATACTTTATTAAAGTACCCTTCTAAAAATAAAGGACAAGATATAATATTATTTTCTATTAAACCTTATTGGTGCATACAAAATAATTTATTAATCTCATCTTTATTATTTCACCCACTTAATTGTTATTATAAGAATTATAAAGAAGAAACTGTTAATTTTACACATAAAAAACTTATTAAGAGTATAATAGAGTGGGAATTGGATGATAAGAAAGAAAGTTTCTTAAACACAAAAGAATTAGAACAATTAATATTTTTCTTTAGGAATATTTAAATGTTCTTTTTTTTATTCTTTAACTTTTTCATCTTGTAATATTGAAGATTCTTCATCTGTTATAGAATCAATTCCAAATTCTTCAATTTTTTTATAAATTTCTTTCTTGGTTAATTTAAGAGAAAAATTTTGTTTAGTATTTGCCCACAAAAAATCTTTTATTCCGCTCGTAAATAAAGCTTTCATTTCAATTTCGACCGGTTGCAAAAATAATTCATTTACCATGTTGTTATTATTATATAAAATGGTCTTTATTTCCTCATAAGTAGATTCGGTATTAAAAAATATTGTTGCAGAATTTAATTCATACTTATCATCAATTTTAATATTTTTATATAAAATAGATTCTAAATAATGCAATTGTAAATGGTTCGATGTTATTAATATATAATTCATTCTTCTGTTTTAATTAAAATACTTTTTTTATACTTTTTTATTATCTTAGATTCTAATAAATTAAATGGACAGACTATAAAGTCACCATTAATATTATTAAATGTAAATGAGATAATTTTATTAGAAATTTCTCGTCCTTCACCTATTAAGATGTTATTGTTCTTATCATAAACTTTTATTACCATAATACAAAATTACAAAAAAATAATCAAATAACAAAAGTTATAAGGCGTTGATTTACAACGCCTTAATTTTTCTCTTGACATTTTCGGTTATGATATGCTTTGGATTATTTAATATTCTATAATAAGTAGATAAACCTATACCAATTTCTTCACATAATTTATTTATAGTTTTATAAGTTAATAACCCCTCTTTTAGTTTAGATTGATATTTCTTATTGAATGTTTCAGAGTTTTCTAAATTATTAGAAATATAATTACAAATATCTTTAATTAAAACATCATCTGTGATAATATAATATTGTCTATTATCTTTATCTATAATTCCTTGCAAATTTAATTTTCTTTTTATTTTTAGTAAAGTTATGTAATCTACTTCTTGGTTGTTTTTAATTAAATTCATATCATTATTACTGATTTGAAAATAACCAAGAAGTAATTCTTTTTTGTTTGTTTTTGCTAAAAACCTAATTAGCTCATTAATAGAAAGTTTCATAAAATTTTTGTTTTTTGTTTGTATAAAAATAATAAAAAAATGTGATAAAACAAAATATTTATGTAAATTTGTTTATGGAATTACAAAAATATTTTTTAGCAATAGATGGTTCTACTTCGAAAGTAGGGTTATCTCTATGGGATTTAAATAATTATGAACTAATAAAATGTTGGGGCTGGTCATTTAAGGCAAGCCTAACATTATTAGAAAAAGCTAAATTCTTTGAGGAGGAATTAAAAATAATTATTAATGATTATAACATTATTGAGGCTTGCATAGAAGCTCCTAAATTATCAATGATGAATATGTTTTCAGGTAAAGAGCAAGTTACTTCTGCAAAAACATTAAAGGTATTATCCCAAATAAATTTTGGGTATCAATATATTTTGCACCAGAGAGGAATTCATGTTGAAGAGTTAGATGAGTCTTTATGTAAAAAACTTTCTTATCCTGCTTACAAGGTTAAGAGAAATGGTATCACAGTTAAAATGCAATATCAATCTCAGGTATTAGATGATATAACATTAAATAAAGATATTTATAATTTTACTTATGTTGATAAGAAAACAGGAGAAGTAAAATGTTATAAATGGGTAGAAGATGTTATTGATAGTCTTATTGTAGGTAAAGCATATTTAAATATCAAGAAACAAGGTTTGAAGATATCTGATATAAAATAAAGTAATCTTATAAAATTAAGAAAGGAGATAAAATCAACTATCTCCTTTCTTAATTTTTCTAATAAAAAATTAATTTATTTGTTCTTCTTTTATTTCCTTATCAACAATAACTTCCTCGGTAATTATTTCACCATTACCAAAATAAGATAAAATAATAGAAGTTAATGTCATTGCTATAGCAATTACTTCATTCCACATCTCTTCTTTTATTAAACCTTTGCCCATAATTATTGCTCCTGTGATTGTTAAAGCTTTACGAACAAAAATCATCCAGACAGATAGGTTTCTATCTGTCTTATCTATCCAAGACCATATAATCATTGCTAAAACAATAACACCTGTGATAATTTCATTTGCTAAAGTTTGAGGAATAATTCCTTTTGTAATTAAAAATACCGATACGAAAGTTAATATTTGTCTTACCAAACCAATAACTTGTTCTTTGTTCATTTTTTTCATTTATATAATTTTTATTTGTTTACTGTTTATTTTAAATAGTTTTGGAAATATTCTTTCCATAGTTTCTTACTATTATAATTGTAATATTTCAAAGATAATTTGTTTATAAACTTAGACACTTTTGTTCTTCCAAAATAATAAGCAATCATTAATTTAAATACAATTGAATCTATACTCGTAGCTTTTGCCTTAGTGTAAAACGGCAACCAAAATATTTCTTTAGAAACAACCATTGGTATATTATTATCTATTAGGTCTGCCGCAACTATATTAAATGTTTCTGATAATGAAACTTGCATACCTATATCCATTGTCTTAACTAAATCAATAAATTGTACATGAGTCATCCAAGGACACTCAACTAAATCATGTTCACTATTTTTAAACAAGTTTCTTAGGTTTTTTAATACACTATTTCCACCTTGTTCTTCTCTGTTTACATTTATAAAGAATCTTAATTTCTTACCTATGACATCTGCAAAATACATTGCCGAGATAGCTTGAGCTAAATGATTTTTCATAGGACGAATTGCACCAAAACAAGAAATATTTATATATCTATCATCTCTTTCTAAAATCTCTGGTGTGTTTGTTATTTTATAATAGTTAGGTAATAAGACAGAATTTATTCCTACCTTAGATAAATCATCTACCGCACTTTTATGGTTACATGCAATAGTTACATTTAAGTCTCTATATTGATATAACCAATCCATAGCAATTCCTTCATTTGCAAGGAAAGTTATTTGACTATGAATCCTGCACATGAATAAAACCTTAGGATGAAGTTTTTGTAATTGAGCAATCTTCTCCGGTGTTACCCATATAGCTTCTAATATCAATACTGTAGGTTTATGTATTGTTAAGAATTTATCTATACAATTACCGTCAACTGCCATTTCATAATTAGATTCTATCTTTAATTCTTTTAATAAATCTAATACAAAATTGATTGAATTTGTTAGTCCGGAAGATATAGGACCATCTGGTATTGTATTACAATCACTATAGGTTAACATTTTCTTCTTACTGATGAATAAAATTTTATTTTTCATTATTTATTAGGTTGTATATCTTGCAATTACTTTATCTGTTATCTCCAAATCAAAACCAGCATTTAGAGGAATCCAAGTTACCGCAGTACCTACAACTGAGAATGCAGAAGATACTGTTAGGTTATTAAATTCTTGCCCGTTTACTATTAAAGTTATATTTGATGAAGTATCTGGAGCAGAAGATAAATCTGACACTAAATTAATTCCACTTACTGTTAATGATTCTGTTACTAAATCTCCTGATGAAGGTAAGTCTTGATTAATATTCCTTGTTACAATTCCTATGAGTGCATCTGTAGGTAAATCTTTAAATTCATACCTATAATTAAACTCAAATTCAATAGAATCTAGAGGTAAATTATATGCTGTCTCTACACCAGAAACAAGTGTATAAAAAGACAAAGTATAAATGCTTGATGCAAATGTAATTCTACCATATAATTCTCCGCCAGGTCCTTTTATTTTTAATTTTGTAGAACTTTTATAAATCTCAACTCTATTATTTGTGCCAGATACAATAATACCTGTTACCAATTCTGAGGCAGAAGGTAATAATGCAATAGAACCACCATTAAAACCTGATGTTGTTAGAACGGAAGTTATAGAAGCTGTTATATCAAAAGAGGTACCAGAAACACTTAAATTATTAATTCTAATTGGCGCCGAAATGTATTTCTTTATTTGTTTTGCTTGGAATCTTGCCATTTATCTATCTTTAAAAAATGAATCTGTTTGTAAATCATTTACGTTTATCCATTCTGTCTTATTATTGAAGTTTATTTTTACTTGAACTTTATTTCCTTTTAATTTTAAAACTTTACAAGCATATTTGGAATCTTTTTTATAGACCGTATCTCCAACTTTAATTTTATTGTTTTCTAATAAAACTTTCTTACCTGTTACTTTCTCAATTGCTTCTATTAATTTACTTAATTTCATTTATTATTTGTTTATGTTTTATATATATTGTAAGATTACTTCATCTGTCGTTTCTAAAATATAATCTGTATTTGTCCAAATCATTGTTGTTGAACTTATTGAGAAACTTGTTTCTTGTTTACCATTTATAAATAATAAAACAGTTGATAGACTATAAGGTAGTTTTGAAAAAGCATTCGTAAATGTTGTTTGTCCATTTGATGTAACCGAAACAACATCTCTTCTTGGTAATTTATTTACCTCTTGAACCGCTTCAAATAATTGTGTACCTACATTCCATTTAACTCTAACTTTTGTATCAGAATCTTTTGAGTTTAATGTTATTAATGTATTTCCCGAAACTGAATCTTTTATAATAACATCATAATTAATGTTTTTAATTTGTAATTCAAACTCTGAATTACATTGCTTAAACTCATTTAAAAAATTTATTGTGTATAAACCTGTGATACCATCTATCACTTGCAAAATTCTATTTTTATAAGCTGTTAATGTTATGATACCATTTGCAGATAAAATTTCTTTACCCTGTTTACCTAATGTTTCATTCTTGTTAACAATAATTTCTGAATAATTAGAATATTCAAATAAAGGATTTGAAGATATAATATTTTGAAAAGAACAATTATTTGAATCTCTAACAATCATTCTACAATTATCAAAAAATTGAATATGTGTAGAATTAATTGATTCGATTATTGAATCATTATTAGCTGTTATATAAAAACTATTATTTGAGGTTATTGTGGAATTATTCTTAGCTTCTAAATATTCTGAATCTGTCTGTATAACCCTACTATTATTATAAGTATTATTCTTATTCTCTCCATCCTCAGAAAAAACAATTATATCATCTATACAATTAAAACAAATTGTTTCTTTGGTTAAAAAGATTGTTCCTTTAGGTTGAGAATCATGAGTGTTAATTGATAATACTCTATAAACAATAGCACCTAATCCTAAATCATTATTTATATCACTCACATCATACCATTGTAAAACACCAAGAGTATTTGTTGATTGTAGTGTTTTATATTGGCTATAAGTTATACTTTCTACAATAAAAGTACCTGGCGGTATAATTGTTGCGTCTATTTTACAATTATCAGATAACAAATCTATAGCAGATTGTAAAGTATTACGAGCCACAATAGCATCACTTGAGTTTTGGAAACCTAAATTAATTACATTTCCTCCTTCTTGTAAGATAGATAATGTCCTATTGTTTATACTTATTTTTTTATGTTGACAAATATTTAAAACACGGAAAGATTTATTATCAGTATCTTCTAATGTTATAAACTTATCTGTTGATTGATAAGTACGAATAAATGTTAAAGGATTAAATGCCATTATTTTTATATTTTATTTAAACAATTTGACCATTACCTGCATCTGTAAATTTCTGAGAAGCTAATTCACATTCATTTATATTTAAAAAATATAATGTTATAGGGTTATTATCATCTGATAATATAATTAATCTATTTGTTATTTTTTGAACATCTGTTATCTCAGAAAGTTGCCAAACAAAAATCCTATCACCATTTTTCCATGCGGCTATTGATTGATTTACAACATGAGTCTTAATATCTAAAGAAGTTAATCCAGATAAAACTCCAGTATTTATCGTTTGTGTATTTGTAGAGCCAGAAAAATTTGTATTTTTATCTCTATTTTTAGAAATCCATTTTAGCATTAGTATTTTTTATTTTAAATAGTTTTACCAAAAATGAAATAAGATATATTTCATAAAAATATATCTTATTAAATAAAAAACATTATGATAAAAATTATTGTTCTAACTCTCTTTCATTATTTATCTTGTCTAAAAGTGTGTAATTATCTTTCTTAAATCTCTCATAAGCTTCTATAAATGAAATATCAGATTCTTGCCCTGGGCCAAAAATTGCAATAACCTCCGGAAATTCATTTATAGGATGGTCTTCAATTTCTAAAATATCTTTTTCTTGGTTTGGAGTTAAATGCAATAACTCGTGATAAACCAATCTAGCTTTTTGGTCTTTATCCATTGTTATCCATTTATCAAAAGCAATTGTTACATAAGCATCTTTTTCAGAATAAGCCTTGCTCTTATCATTTTCTTTATTTGCTGTACCTAATATTTCGCCTGTTTTTGATTTAGCCGCAGTTCTCTTAAATAAATAACCAATTTGCCAATTTTTTAAATCTGGTCTAAATTTACTAATAATTTGTTCTCCTAATTCTTGAACTTCTGGCGCCTTTATATATTTAGGTCCTGGGTGAGGAAAATCTCCTATTTCACCTTCTGTAAATTTAATGCCTAATTTTGTTGTGATAACATCTCCTGTCGTAAACATAATTTATTCTTTGTTTAATTGTTCTTTTAATTTTTTATCTAATTTGAATAATATTTTTTTAAATTTTGCTATTGCATATTTAGATAGAGACTCATTTAAATTTATTATCTCTTTATCTATTTCTTTTTGAATTTTAGTGTTAGAAACTATCTTGGAATTAAAATATTTGATTTTATTTGTTTTTATCAATATTAATAATTCTTCGGTTATAAAATCTTTGTGCTTTTGAATTTCAAAGATTTTATCCATTGTTTCTTTTTTCATTTCAGTTGTTTCTTTTTTCATTGTTTCTTTTTTCATTTCAGTTGTTTCTTTTTTCATTGTTTCTTTTTTCATTGTTTCTTTTTAATATGTAATGATGCCCAGCCATTTATGTAATGGTCAACTTTTTCTTTCCATCTTCTATAAGAACCATCCCAAAATATTTCCGAACCCTTTTCCCCCTCTTTGTCTTTTGTTTTAACTTCAATATAAAAATAATTAGGTAAGTCTGCCATAAATTTACCTTTTATAAATCCAATTTGAAAAGGTAACTCAAACCAATAACCTGATTTATCATCTAGATATTTCCTTTTAAACCCTAAACTTATTAAAGACTCTTCTTTTATCATAAAACAAAGATAATATTTTTTTTAATAAAATATAAATTTTTAAAATATTTTTATTTTTTTATATTCTTCTAACCCATCATTTGATACTCTTTTAAATATTAAATGCTTATTTTTTGGGGCTTTTTTCCAAGATTCAGAATTATATGTATGTAAATGATATACAAATTCTCAATTACTCCAATTTCTGTTCCACCATTTTAATATTTTATCTTTCATAAACTCTTTATGCTTACCTTTAGAATGCCTTTTTCTAATTTTGATATTTTTAAAAATGCCGACTTTGTTAAATCTACTCTTGCATTTACTCCACACCTATCATTAACTCTAACAATAACCTTTTTATTATTTTCTAAATTGGTTATCTCAAGCATTGTGCCTAGAGGAACATGATTGTAAGCTGCTGTCAATTTATCGTTGGAAAATATTTCTCCATTGGCTGTTTTTTTTCCCTCAAATTTAGGATGATAGAAGCTTGCAATAATTGTTAATACTAAAAATAATTTCATATAATTTTTTATCTTAAGTTTATTTGTTTATTTCTAATTGAATATTTACTATATTTATATTTATCTTCCTGTAAGAGTGAGTGATACAACATTGAATCAAAATTTAACTCTTTTGCTTTAAATAACATTTTGCTCACTATTTCATTTTGAATTTCTCTGGTAAATAATTTTGTTGAGCCTTCTTGAAACTTATAATTGTATTCAGTGCAAATAACTTTTAAATGATTTGTTAAACCTCTAAATGTTCCCATATCTAAAATAGAAGTTTTTCCTATAAATTCTCTATCTATTAAATTCAAATCATTTATATAGAAGTGCGGGTTTATTGCACTTATATCTTTTATTTTAGAAACACGCTTATTCCAATCATTTCCTCGGTTGCTATTGCAACCTTCTGTTGGTACAGAAATTATAACATTAGGCAATATTTCTTTTATCCTCGGAATTAAAAAATTACATATTTCTATATAAAAACCTGTTTTTTTTGCAAAATGCATAAAAATCTCATTTCCTAATTCTACACAATAAATATTATCTTCGCCTAGTTTTTCTTTTAAGACTTTTAATGGCAACAAACAATTTTCCCACTTGTTTAAATTTTTATCTTTAAAAAATGGATGTAAATTTAAACAATAAACCGTTCTAGGTTTAAATTTTAATTGTTGTACTAAATCTATATAATTATAAATAAAATTCTTAGGGTTTCGAATTACAGAATGTTTGTTTTTGCCTGTTTCACCATAGCCATCACTTGAAATGTCATAGTCAAATGATAGTGTACCTCCAGGAAATCTAAGTAAATCTATTTGCTCATTATTCTTATTAATTATATCTGCTAAATGTAAAGTGTTTAATCCATTATCGAATAATGATGAGAAGGTATAAGCAGTATTATAACCTTCTAACATTTCTATTCTATAATCTTTTGGTATCTCCATTTAATAAGAATTTATTTTATAATACAAATATAATTAAAAATTTTAGAAAATACTAATTATTTTTTAAATAATTAATTAGGTCAAACTTTTTATATTATTTTGTTTTAGTTACTAAAACAAATTCAAATTCTCGATTTACAGACCATTTTACTATTTCTTCATTTTTGCCTATTTGTTTTTCAAAATAATTTCTTATTTTTAATAATTCAGCATCAGTATTCCATTTTTTTAAATTACATTTTTCTAAAACTTCATCTATGGGGAAATATCGGCTACTTGTCGATTCTAACAAAACCTTCTTACCTGTTTTGTTTTCTATTAATTTTATTACTTCTGATAATTTCATTTATTTGTTTTTTTTAAATAGTTGATAATATCAATCTTCTTATTTTTTAATTTATCTGAATAAATTTCTATGAATATGTTATTGAATGCTTCTGCAATTTCTTTGCCTCTTAATCCTAATTCCATTAAATCATTTCCATTAATTTCTAATTCGCTCATAGACTTAGGGTATTTTGATTTTAAATCATTAATAGCTTTTGATATGTTAGAAGGATATAATTGTAAATTAAACCCCTTTACAGTTGTTTTATATATCTTATAAGCAGTGAGCCTAGAGTTAAGTATTGAAGTATTTTTATTATTCCAAGCTAACTCTAAACAATCAATTTCTCTTGCTGTATCTATTGTCCCTCTTAATCTTTCTATATGTATTTTAGAAATATCTTTAACAGAGTCTTGTACAATAGAATAAATGAACTCTGATAATGTTTTTGATTTTTTAATTAATGAAACATCTCCGATAAATTTTGTAAAATGTGTACCAAAGATAACATCATATACCCCAGAATCCATTAATAACTTAAATCCTATCATAGGGTCTCCTTTCTTAATAATCTTTTCTAACTCTATTAATATTCTTTCACCACTTATACCTCTTATCTTAGAAGAATTTTTTTTCATTTCTTCCCAGGTATTCTTTTCAATATTAAAACCAAAACGAGAAGCAAATTGAATTCCTCTGAGTATTCTAAGAGGGTCGTCAGAAAATGATTGTGGAGATACCATTCTAATTATCTTATTATCTAAATCCTCTTTACCATTAAATGGGTCATATAAATCTCCGTCTGAGGTAACCGTGGAAGCGTTAATCGTAAAATCTCTTCTCAATAAATCATCTTTAATAGATAAATTATGGTCACTATCAGTTGTGAATGCTTGGTAACCTTTAGGTCTCTTGCCAGTTTTCTTTTCTGCTTCATCTTTCTCAAAATCAGTGAGTGGTCTTTCGGTACGAGGTAATGCAATATCTATTGGCTCATCTAAATCATATCCATCAGGAATGAATTTTATAACACCAAATGATTTACCTACCAAATCTGTTCTGCCATATTTTTCCAATATAGAAATTAATTTATTCATATCAATTCCTCGGCAAAGAAGGTCAATATCTTTAGAATCTTTTCCTAAAAATTTATCTCTAACAGAACCACCCACAATAACAACTTCACCTCCATTTTTCTTTATAACAGAAATAAAAGGCATTTTAAAGATAGAATCAAAATCTAATGATTCTCTTAATATTTTTTTTAGTATGCTCATATTGTTTAAATATACAAAATTTAATAAAAAACTATTTAAAATAAAAATTAATAAATGCAAAGATTAGCACCTAAACAAATCAATAAAGTTATTGGGACAAAATTAAAAAGCAATAGTTTCACAAATACTTTAGTTTTATCAGATGTTGTTACCACTATTATCAACTCTCAATTAACAACTTTAAATTTATTAAATCAAAATTCTTCAGGTTTAAATAATGAAGGTGTTGATAATGGTTATTTATGTGAAATTTTCTATAACACAGAGAAAACTCCTGTTTATGCCGATAATGGTTCTCAAATATTTGGTTTATTATCAAAATCTGGTTTAGTTTGGACAATTGCTTATAAATATTATAACTACCAAACATCTTCTTTTGATAATTATACTTTTACTTCTGTAAATAGCTTATTTATATCTTTCTTATATCGGATGCAATTAAAGGATTATAACTTTAATAATATTGAAGTTTATAATCCTAATCCTGGTAAAATTATTACTCTTGTTAATAATGTTTCAACAATTATTGTTCCTTATAATTCTAAAATGTTTGGACAATTACCTATTATTCAATTTTGGGATTCAACAACAAAACAAATAGTGGTGATACAAGCAGAAGTTGATGATATAATTAATCCTACAACAATTAGTATTGACTTCGGAGAGCTTATGACAGGGTATTTAGTTATAGGTTAATAATATTTCTTTAATTATTTTTTTTTAGATATATTCTTATTATATAAGAAACAATGTGTTATAAATATTGTAAAATTTTTAAATTTCAGATAAGTAAATGTAAGCTCTCATATATTTTTCCATTCTGTCTATGTCTTTTTTTGATAAACCTTTAAGTCTACTTGCATCCATATTATGTCTTAGGTCTGCTAATTTAATCTTAGTACATTTCTCTCCTACAAATGGATATACAGGAATTGTTTTAATGTAATCATCATAATGTCCTAATTTATGGGTAAGACAATTAATCCCATTAGCAATTTCTGCATTAAATTCTTCCATTAAATATTCAAATGTGATATTTGTATCTTCAATTAAATCATGTCCTAGAGCTATACATAATGAATTTTCATCTGTTAAACCACAAGTTTGCATTACATGAAAACAATGAAAGAAATAAGGCTTACCTTGTCTATCTTGTTTGTTTTTAAATTCTGTAGCTACTAAAGCTAACATTTTTGCTAATAATTTCATTATCTTCTATTTAAAATAAATTCTTTTTTTAATTGCTCTTTTAAATCTTTCCAAAAACTGTAAGTATTTACAGAGCATCTGTGCCCTATTTCTTCCCAATATTTATCTTCCAACCAATTACTTAATGATTCTTTAGTTTCTTTTGCTAAAATATCATCTAATTTCTTTTCAAACTCTTCTATATCTAAAGCCATTATTTTAAATTATATTTGCTTGATATTGATTAGAATTTGAATATATTTTCTCAATCATAATTATTTATTTTAATTTGTTTAATAAATTAGACCACTTTTTTATTTGATTTTTATTGTGTTTGCATTGTGCAGAAAAATCAATTATAAAATGCTTGCAACCTTTTATTAAAATTTTTGATTCTTCACTATTATCTAAAATTATATTTTTTAAATAAACTTGATAAAATGTTTGTCTTTCTGAAGAGATTTTTAATTTATCTGTATATTCATTTATTTTTCTAGTTAGAAATTCTTTATTTTCCATATGGTTGTTATTTTGTAAACTCATAATCACAAGATATTTCATCAATATCTGCTCCGAAAGATTCTAATGTGATAGTTACCTCTTTAGAAGTATTCCAATTAGAATCTTTTTTTGCCTCTTCTAAACAAGAAGAAATAAGTGATTCTTTTGCCTCGTCATAAAAAGGATTATTTTTAATACCTTCTTCTATTATTACTACTTTCATATTGTTGTTATTTTTTGTTATTAATTATAGTGTAAATATACAAAAAATGGTCTATAAAAACAAACCTATAAACCATTAATAATCAAGTATGTGTATTTAGAATTATTTAGTTCTTGTATATTTTAACTATTTTATCATCATATTTCAATAAATAAAAACCTGTAGATAAATGATTTATATTAAATTCTTGCTCATTAATTACTTTTATTAATTGTCCTAGCATATTATATAATTCATATTTATCTTGATTATAAAAATATAAAAAATTATTAGATTGTGTAAACCAAATATCTTCTTTATTTCTACAATTAGAATATATTATTTTTGAGTAAGTAACCGAGCCATCTAAATCTACTTCCATTATTCTATAATAATTTTTATCTGAATATTCATCATAAGCAATATACTCTTTTAAATTAGTTGAGAGTTTAGAGCCTTGAAACCATGCAAAATTAATCCAATTAATTGCATCATTACTTTTTTGTAAATAAAAATAATCAACATTTATTTCAGATAGTGTTGAAAAATAAATTTTTATTTTATCATCTAAACATTCAGAATAAAATTGATATAATTCTATTGGTAGTACTTCATAAGTATTGCACCCATCTGTCTTAATTGTTTGGTTTGATTTTCTCATGGTATCATTTGTATTTCTAATACCATAATCTCCATTTATATTTGAATTTCCTATGTAATGCCAAACAGAATCTCTACAAGAATTATAATTTATCTTTGTTATTCTATAATTAGCACCATTACCTAAATTTGTAAAAGCACCTAATGTCCTGGTGCAATTAGATTGTAAAACATAAACATCACCGTAATATGTTAAATTAGATATATTATAAGGAAATGTTTCTAAATCTGATGTCAAAACTAATATTGTAGAATTAGCTGGGATTGTTGATCCTGGATTTGCAGATATAATTCTTGAGTTATTTGTGGTATATTTTTTTAAAGAATCAATAGAGCTTGTACGAGGAATTCTCCAAGAACAACTTGTACCATTAATATCTAAATTGGTTGCTCCACTTAAATTATTATTTGCATCAAAATCTATTTTAAGATTGTTTACCGTAATTGCAATTGGTGTGGTTAGAACCATAAACTCATTTCTTTCTTCGTTTGTTCCGCAAGCATCAATCATTATAGATTTAATTCTTGGGCATTGACTGTAAGATAAAAAATAAAAAGAAAGCAAAATTAAAATAAAAAGTTTTTTCATTAATTGTTTTATTATTTAAATATAGTTTTATATTTTTTTGTTATTTAAATTCCGCACATTTCTCTAATATCTTTAAAATGTTTGCTTTGACCGTTTTTGGAATATTTTAATTTTGCTTCTAATATATCTTCGAAAATTCCAACTTTATAATCGAAACCTTTATAATTTATATAAGTATATTTTGCTTTTGGGTCAATCTTTAAATCGCACCTAATGTTCTTTAATTCTGTTTTCTCTCCTGAAAATTGTGAATTAAATATTTCTTCAAAAAAATCAGATATATGTTTGTTTTCTTTTGATTGATTTAATTTTTCTAAGTCTTCATTTATATTATTGTTTACCTCAATTGATAAATCAAAATCATTACCAGACATCTTATCTGAGATAGATGATTCTATCCAATTGACTTTTTCTGTTTTTCTAAATAATTTATAATAAGGAATAATAAAATCAAAATCCGATGTTGCATTTTTAAACCTTTCTAATTTAACACCATACAAATAAAGTGCTGTTGAACCAGATATAATTAATTCCGGATTTTCGGTTTGAATTTGTTTCAATAATCTAAGATTCATGTTTTCATCAATCTTATCTAACTCTTCCTTATTAATGATTTTTTTGATTTCAATCTCATCTAATATTCTAACAATTCTAAAAGCATCAGTAATTGATTTAGCAGGGCCATCAGTAAAATTTCCTAAAACTTCAATAATTGCAAACTCATTACCATTAATATTAGAATAGTGTTTAAAAACATCAGTTAAAGTATTACAATAATGAAACCCTTGGTTTGTGCATGTTTTTAATTTTTTCTTTTCTGGCGTATAAGCAAATGATACATTGGGATTAGGCAAGATATTAATTGTTACCATCTCATATTTTTCTTTCTCATTTGGTATAGGTTGTTTGATATAAATTTTATTTAATTCATATTTAGTAGGCGCAGTCATTGTACCTAGGCTACAAACCAAACCTTTATTAAACCCTTTGTAAGCTAATTTCATATTATTATTTTTTTGAGTCGTATTCTAAGTTCATAAGTTTTACTGATAATTTACTATCTGGTGTTCTCAATACAATGCCTTCAATCATGTTTGTTTTAAAATAATTATTGCATGCTTTCTCAATTTCTTCTCTTGAATTAAACTCTTGGTTAAAGACTTCTTTAACAGTTTCTACTCCTAAAGAATTAGTTATTTTTTTAAATGAATCATAATCAACTTTTTCAAATATACCTTTTTCTTCACTTAATGAATCGGCTCCAAAAAATTTAATATTTGCTGGCAGAGATTTTGATGGATTGTTTTTATTACCTGAGCCTTTTAGAGTTGCTCCGTTTAATTCTCCTCTAAGAACAATATTCTTAAATTGATTATTTGCTAAGAGTAAGTCTAAGTAAGGTTTTCCATATTTAACAAAGTCATCATCATTATCTTTTTCTTCATAAATATTTAAATCAGGTTTTGACCAAAATATAATTGTTTCTAAAAAAGTTTTCTTTCTGCGACCAACCGTTTTCTTTACTTTTATAGGTTTTAAAAAATTTCGAGAACAAATAAATCCTTCTCCGTTTTTAACACCAATTGTCACGCTCGAGCCGTCAATTTTTTCATTTCCAATAAGTATTAAAGGGTATCCAATTCTATTTTCAATATGATTCCACATATTATTCACATTAGATTCATCTGTTTTGTATAATCCTTCAGGAAAAGCTCTTGAAGAGCCTGTGTTAATTCCACCTTTATTTGATTCAGGTTCCTCATATTTGGTAATATCTAATAATATATCAAGTTCTTCTTGTTCTAAAACTCTTTGTGTAGTTTTGTTTCCGTCTTTGTCAAAAAATAAATAAAGTTGCACATCTTCATAAGGTAATAAAATACCATTAGAATAAATAACCTCTCCATCACCTCTGTGGAAATTAAATTTCTTAGCTCTAATTCTTCTTGGTAACCCACCGACTTTCCCTAACATTGATTTAGACTCATCAGGGATTCCATCTTTATTAAGAGGTCTCAGAAAACCTTCAAATAAAGAAATATCAGATAAACAATAGTCCGGTTGTATATAAACCGCCTTATCTCCTACTTGATATAAATCCTTTTGTGAGATTAAAGTGAATCCATTTTCTTCTAATAGAATCAGCTCAATGTTTTCGGCTTTTTCTTCGCCTTTAAAAATATCAATTTTCTCCTTGATGGTTACAATTGAAACGGGATTAATTTTTTCTTCTTCGATTTCTTTCATATATTTAATTAATTTTATTAATTATTTTTAAATAAAGTTATAGGCATATTTCCATATAATGGAGTTTTTCCATCCCATTTATCAATAAATTGTTGTTGCAATAATTGTTGAGTAATACCTGAGCTAATAATTTTATTTTGCTCAGCCCTTAATTGTGCAAGTTCATTTATTTTTCTTTGTTCAATTATTTGTTGGTCTAATACTGAAACATTTGTATTTACTTCGTTTCTGCTATCAATTTTCGCTTTCACTTTATCACTAAAATCTAGATTTGCAGAAAATGTAATTAATTCCAAACCTTTGTCTTCAAATGATTTTTTAACTAATGCTTGAACTTTATTTTCAAACATCAAACTGCCTCCAGCTGCCATTAAAGTGTCGGTTGAATATTTACGACTCTCTTCTTTTATTAAATCATAAATATGTGGTTCTAAAACATTGTTTTCTAACGCTCTCATAAAGTCTTCGCCACTTCCAAGTCTTGAATTTTGAAAAACCAAATCAACTACTTTATCAGACATTGCTTTATAAGAGTATAAAGGACTTGCAGAAAATTGAGTATTATCAGAAGCTTTTAATTGTAATATTCTTTTTGTTTCATTACCATCTGAGCCTTGAGTTGTAAATTCAGCTCTCTGCTCAAATGCGGGAACTTGAAATAATTCTGTGCCAGGAGACATTGTGTTAACTCTACCTTGTTGTTTAGAATAATCAGATTTGCCGTTTTTTCCATAATTTTCCATCATTACACCATAATAATTTGGAGCAACTCTATCACATGAAATAAAAATAATTGCCGCTAATAAGGTAATAGCTACCATTGAAATTTTACGCATCTTTTTTGTTTTTAAATTGTTTTGAAATTTGATTGATAAGAAATATTAAACCAACTATAAATAATGCTATACCTATCCAAGCATCAATGTGATTAAAAGCCCAAATAGTTCCATATACATAAGCTAAAATAGAAAATAAGATTAATGAGTATTTATAAATCATTTTATTAAGTATGTTTTGTTTATTGAAAAGTATGTTGTCAACAAAGTTACAAAGAAAATTAAAATAATCAATAAGAAAACCCAAATTGGTAAATTTATTTTTATATAATTAAATTCTTCTAATGTAATTATTCCTTGCATAATTAAAACTCCATTGTATGTTGAGAAATTTCATCTCCTTCGATTAAGTAACCATCCTCATCCCCAAGTGAATCTATTTGTTTTTCATAACCAACTACTTCAATATAATTTCTTAAATTTACTGAATTATTTCTTGTAACTTCAACATTAAATATATCAATGCTCGTATGTCCATCTCCACTATCTTCATTTCCAACATAATCTGTTTTACCGAAAGCATATTTTAAATCTTCATCTTTATCTGCATATATAAACAAGATGTCATTCTCATTATAAGTTTCTTGAAAGTTTGGTATTGTTTTAAAGAATTCTTTAACTTCATTTACTAAGTTTAATTCCTTTGTTCTATCACCGATTAAAAAAAATGTAATTGTGTTCATGTTGTTTTGTTTTTATTGTTATTAATTATAGTACAAATATACAGAAAGTAGGTTATAGAACCAAACTTATAACCTATTGATAATTAATAAAATATAAAACAATAATTATAAAACCTTCCCGATAAAATCTAAATCAGGAAATTTAAACTCGAATATCGTTGAAGGAAAACCTAATATTGTATTATTATATAATTGAACTTCATAACGATTAGAGGTATAATCATTTGTAGGAATAATTATATTTCTATATCTGCCAGGTTCTAAATCTGAATATTTACGACCTGTAGAATTGTTGGTTCCCCATATATTATAAAATTTTAAATCAACAACATTCGTAACTCCATTTATTTGCTGTAATATTGTTTGAACATTTGCAACATAAATAGGTTGCCCTATTTGCCAATTATTTATGTTAAAATAATCTTTTAATGCTTGTAGGCATTTAGATAATACTTCTTGTTTATTAGCTTGGTCTACGATAACTGTAAATTCACATTGTAGATTCACAATTCTACCATCATATATCTCAAACCAATCACCAATTAATCTCTTATCTAATAACCATTTTTTTATATTCTCTTTTAATATTTCTTGTGGATATTGCCATATACCATTTGTATCTTTATAAACAGAAACCAACTTACCTGTTTCATCTTGTGATATTATATAAATTCTTGTTTTTTCACCTAACCATAATGATAAAGTATTATTATCTACAATTAAATTATTAAGTTGTTGTTGGTTAATAATAGATGTGTTATTTGAGGTAATGGTTGAAGATATTTGCTGATAAGAATCTAATTTAGATTTTATTTTTTGAATTAATTCTTTTCTCTTAAAATATAAATATTCTGTATCAATCAAATCTAATTCTGTAAAAATATCTTGTTTAATATAATCTAAATTTAGAACACCAGGTTTTAATTCTTCCACTCCCAATTTATATGGTCTACCAAATTTAGAAGGCAAATTAGCTATAAAATATCTAACATCCTCATAAGTAACCACTCTATCTTGTGCAGCATATACTTTTGGTGCAGTATATCTTATTTCCTCATTAGACATTTCTTCAGAGCCTCCGACGGCAGGTAACTCATTATAAACCTGTAGAGAACTCCTAACTCTAGCTAATTTATCTGCATCAAAAGCTAATTGAAAAGAATAAAATTCTTTAGATACAATATTTGTTATTTGAAATGGTTGTGCATTAGAATCTAAGCCTCCGCCTGTTCTATATTTTATAAATAATGTTGAATCTACTGTAGGTATTTCACCTAAAGTTGTATTATTTAAAACTTGATTAAGATTAATATCTGTTACAAAGTTTTTTATTAAGTCTTCAAATAAATCAAAGTTTGTTGTAGAGCTTCCGAAGATTAATGTTACGATATTATTTACATCTCTCTTTATTATAAACCTCTTAGGTATTTCTACCCAATCACCTTGTTTTATTTGATTAGGGTTATTTACATTATCCTCTAACTCTACAAATATTTTATCCCTACTAAGAAAATCTACATGATAATATTGATAATCTAAATTATCAAAAATACTATCATTTGCTATTTGATATTGATTTCCAGGTAATCCAATAACTCCTGAAATTTCTGTAACATCTGTATCTGAAATTGTTACCTTTAAAAAAGGAGTGGCTTGTTCTGTATCTATATATAATCTTTGCACCTTTGTTATACCACTTCTTATAGTTACACTCTTAATAATAGTAAAATCTATGAGCTCACCATTATTATTATAATTAGGTATAACTTGTCTATTCCTCTCGTCTGCAAAATTTATATCTTCTAAAGTTTCAAATTTTGTTCCAGAATTAGAAGACACAATCATTCCTTTTTTAAGGTGCATAAATAATGTTGGGTCTGGTTTATTTAATTCATTGTCAACAATATAAGGCACATTGCACTTTACTTTTAATTGTGTTTGAGATGCTGTCTTGCCAAAATTATTAAAATTAAAATCATTTACACTTCTAACAAGCGAGCCTCTTGATTGTGCCTCAGAGATAAAACTTTCATTAAATGCCTTATCTATATTTTCCCCTAAAACAACTCCCATATAGGCGCACATCTCCAAATACATCATATCAGGTGATGCTGAATTAAAATAATTAAAATCTTCAGGAAATCTTGTTTTTATGTAATTCTTTAAATCACCTACGAAAGTATCAAAATCTCTATTTATATAATCTATCCCTTTTGCCATTATTCTTTATGTTTTAAATTCAAAATCAACAATATCAGTTATTTGTGTAAAATATTGAATCCTGACATATAAATCAGTAAAATTTTGAATTAATTTAAATTCTATAAATTTAACTTCAGGAAATTGATTTTCTAATTCTATTAATATCTCATCTTCTTTATCAGATAAATTCTCATCAGTATATATGTTTTGTATCATATCTGTGAGAGAGCAACCAATTGGGTTACCCATTCTGCTATTTTTATTGGTCATTAAAAATGCTTTAATAGCAGATGTTAATGCTTTTTCTACAGTATCACACCTCTCTAAGCCATCATCTATAATGTGTTTCTTAAAAGGAAATAATAATGAGGCAGTCTTTGGCATAAATTAATTGATTAAAATATTTTTAGAAATTCCTTCTTGTTTAAATTTTTCATATTGACCTTTTAATTTTTTTAAAGCCACCGATATTGTTGGTGCGGCTGCACCAGCCGCACAAGGAGAACCGGGTGAAGCCGATGTGGCAGGAGAGGTAGTTAATAACTTTTCTAAAGAATTAAAAAAAGCTATTTGAGCATCTTGTAAATCTGTAAAATCTTCTGCAAAAATCGGTTTCTTCTTATCTTTACTTTTTTTAGAAAGTAATTCTATTTCTTTATATGGTGTGATTTCAACTTTTTCATTTATTTTTAAATTACTCTCTTCTTTTTCGCCTTTATTTTGAGTTAAATCAATTTCTTTTTCATCAAATATTAATTGATTTTTTCCTTTACCTTTTAGACCTGTTCTTTTCTCAGGATTGCTACCTCTTGTTTTATATTTTTTTTCTTTTATTTTTTCAGAAACATCATATTTTCTCCCAATTAATTTTTCTGCATCTGCCCAATTATCCTCTTTATCTAAAGATAACCTATCTTTATCAAAAATATCTTTATCATCTAATAAATCAAATACATCTAAATAAATTCTGCATTTAGAATTATCTTGTGTTGAAAAATTTAAAACTAAAACTGTTGTTTTTTCATCCGGTATATCTACTAATCTCTTATTTATAGGCAGACACCAAGGCAAATCATCTATACCATCTTTGTCATTTATGAAATAATGGTCATCAACAACCGGGATTCTAACCTTAATCCTCTTATTATTTTTAGAATCTTTATTAGATACAACTATACCTGGCATCACTAAATCATTAACACCCTTTTTATCTTGCGAAAAATCAGTTGCATCAGAAATACCTTGTTTTATCTTTGATTCAATATTAAAACCTGAGGTTTTATTCATTTTTATCTAACTCTTGTAGCTGTTTAATTAATAATTCAATTTCTGTGTTTTTAAGAATCATTTCTTTTTGCAACTCAATTATTTTTTTTAATAATTGTCTTTTTGTTTCTAAAAATTCTTCTTCTTTTATCATTCTGAAATTTCTAACTTTCTTCTTAATTCATGAATGCTAAATATTTCATCTTCACCATTTAATTCACTTTTTTTCTTAACCCTATCTTTTATAAGGTTTGCCACTTTAAATAATTGGTCTCTAGCACTATATTTATTTCTTAATAAATTATTTATAGATTCACCTAAAACTGTTAATGCTGTATTATCTGTACTATCTTGCGCTCCTAATTGGTCATAATACCTCTTTAACATATTATCAACTTCGCCTATATCTATTTTTGCGCCGTCATACAAATCATTAATTAATTGGTCTAAACCTTCTTCAGAAATTAAATTTTCCATAAAATATAAATTTTATTTTAAATAGTTTTATTATTCTGTAATTCAAGATACTAATTTTTGAAATTTTTTAAAATACTCATTAATTTGCATTCTACTCATAGAGAGTTCTTTACATAAAAAATTCTTAAATTCTTTAACATTTAATTTTTCAAAATTATTTTTATCTTTTTCAAATTCAATTTCATTCCATCTATATAAAACTAATTTTAATTCATTAAAAAAATAAACCTCATCATCTTTTAATTTATTATTCAATAAAACAAAATTTATTTTTTGAATATAATCGACTAAAGCTTCATCTAAATTAAAAACATCATTATCTTTTCTTTCTTGATAAGAAATATCAAAATCATAAACAAACAATTTGCCAATTTTATTAGCTCTCTTATTTATATAAATCATTGAATTTTTTGCAATTGTGCCATAATAAGAATAAGCTCGAACAGGATATCCATTCTTACCAAACCTACCAGGTTTAAATAGAGGAAGTGCCTCTATTATTTTTTCATAAGCAAAATCTTTTAATTGGTCTTTTGTTAAATAATATAAAGTATGAAACTTAGGCATCTGAGAAACACCTTCAATCAACTCAAGAATTGCTGGGTTAATTATTTCTTTAAAAATAAAATTCTTCCTTCTTTCGCTTGTTTCTGTATTATTGTATTCAATAATAGCTTCTTCATGTATATTGGTCCAATATTCTTTTTTCCCTTTTTTTGTTTTTATTATTTCTTTTTCCATTATTTGTAAATTACCTTTAATATATTCTTTTATAAATATAATATAGAGTAATTCACCTGCTTAGCAATTAAGTAAGCATCCTTAATCCTAATTTTTTATATTCCTGTTTCCAATTCTTTTTTTCTGTCTTCTAATTGAGATTCCCAATCTATTTTAATTGTTCCAAGATTTTTATAAATGAATTTTATTTTCTTGTCTTTATTTGATTCGAAATATTTATTCCAGAAATAAAATTTATTATCTGGAAAATTATCTAGAGGAAACTGATTTAAATTTTCTTTATTATTGAATATAATAATAGGCAATAAATCATACGCTCTCTTATTTATCTCAGGGCTTTGTGATATTAATCCTTGATAATATAATTTATTGTAAATTTTTAAATCATCTGGATTTGTTAAGAAACTAATATAAAAATCTGTTTCTTCATCAATATAATCTTCTAATAATTTTTCATTAAAAGATTCTAATGATACGACTTCGGTATTTATTAATAAATTTAAACCTAATTTTAATTCATGAGGCTTATTATATTCTATTTTATTTATTTTCATTTTCTTTTGCTTTTAAAACATTATTAAATCTTAATTCTAATTGTTGTTGTAAATCCTCGAATAATAGAATTTTCTTATTAAAATTTTTAATTGAATATTCTTTATTTTCTATAGGAATATAGGCTCCTATGTTTGATTTCCCTAAATATGCCAAACAGAAGCTTGCAATCTCTTCTGTTATAAAAAATATATCTTTAGGAACTTTTGTAATTTTATCTGCATAAAAATCTAAATGCTTAACACTTCTATTTTCATACATAATAACCGGAACACCAAAATATGAAGCTTCTAATGGTGGCACCATACAACCTGATTCGCCATCGATAACAACCATTAAACAACTTTCTGATATTGCTTTATAATAAGCATCTGAATCAAGAGTTCTTATAACTCTAAAATCAAATACATTTAAGAATCCATATTTATTATAGAAAATATTTATTAATTGTGAAGCCTCTTTCTTGTTTCTTGAAAATAATGTTATAATAGGTTTTAAATTCTCAACATCCTCTCTAGGTTTGATATTTTGTGTATTAACATAAAAAGGTAAGTAATAATAATCTAATTGAGGATAAATTGCTCTGTAATCATCAATTAATTCTTGAGAAACAGAAATTACTTTATTAAACCCCAGAGACGACCAATCATGTTGTTTAATAACAGCTATACCTTCATAAGACATTAAATAAACAATTTTTGTTATAGCTACATTGTCATAAACACTCTCCATAATTCCAATGAATCCATCTGGGACAATAAATGTATCATTAGGTTTAAAAGGAAACGAATAACTTTTTTTCTTCGTGTCTGTATTTACATATAAAATATCTACATTATATTCTTCTCTTAACCAATCTGCTTTAAACCCTTTGTTTTCATGTAGAACATAACTTTTAAAACCTAATTCCTTTAATTTAGAGACTGTTTGGTAAATTGTTCTCAATGATTGTAGAGGAAATGTTAAATCTGGACAATAGAAAATATATCTATTTTCTTTGTTGTTTATTTCTCCTAAAAAATCTTTTATTAAATTTAAATCGTTTTCTTTTCTTATTTCAAGAGGTATATTTTTTCTCTTAAATGATGCGTCTAAATTTTCGCTAAATTTTCCCATAATTATTTTAATTCTTTTTTTATATCTTTTTCTATTTTTTTAAAAAAATTGCATAAAGAATTGTCATATAAATTAAACTCTTCATCAATTATTAAATTCTCTTCGTAAATATAATATTCTTTTTTATTTATCTCAATATCTTTATCTAAAATAAAACCAGATATAATTAAATTCTTTTGCCTAGCTAATAAATTAATTATATGATATGATTGTTTTAAATAATATCTTTCTTGATATATATAAACTGGAAATAAACATTCATTCGCTATTGATATTAACTCATTTAATTCTTCCCTGAAAATATTTTTATTGTTATAAAGCTGTTGTCCATGAAAATCAAAAAACTCTGTGAAAGTCTCATTTGATTCAAAATATTTTCTATAATCAAAATCTAAACATTTAATATTACTATTATTTTTGTCATTATATAATTCAGAAAAAATTTCTCTTGTATCTATTAGAACACCATCTAATTTTATAACTATACCTTTTTTCATATTTTTATTTTTTGGAATATAAAATCATTGCACAAATTAGTATTATAAAAGCTACACCAATTGCACAAAAATTTATTATTACCATGCCTCATTTTTGTTAGCTTATTTTTATCTATAGTTTGTATATTTAATATCGTCTGTTTTATATCTAATATCACATCTTCAATTTCTTTTATAGAAGAATTTACCTCTAGTTCCATTATTTCAGAAGTGTTATAAACTAAGGCTACATATTTCGTTTTTATCTTATCTAGAGGAATATTATTTGCCTTAGCATAAAAATATTTGTATAAATTTAATTGATTAATGAAATTCTTATCTTTTAGTTTCTTTTTTAAATCCCAAGGTTTACCTGAAGTTTTCCAATCTATAAAATAAAAACATTCTTCATTATCAGAATATAAAATTAAATCTATGAATCCTTTAAAATACCAATCCATCTCATAATTAAACAAGAATTCAAATAATTTATACTCTACATCTATTACCCTAAAATCTTTATATCTATTATGAAAATCAAGTGAATTCTCTATCTTTGAAAAAGTTTCATAGAAATAACCTTCTCTTAATTTCATTTCTTCACGAAAATCTTCCTCTTGGTTTTCTAAGTTTTTAATAAACGACTCTAAAAACACATTTTTAGTATCATACCCTTTGTTTAAAGCTATTATCTCTAAGCAAGAGTGTATTAAGTTACCTAGAAATAAAGTTTCGTTATTTGCACCCTTAATGCCTAATATATAACTAAGATAATATTTGTGTTGACAAGAATTAAAAAAAGAATACTCACTAAATGAAATATGGTTCTTTATTTTTTTTATAGGTTCTAAGTTTTCTTCTAGCATTAAAATAATTTAACAGTATAATTTTTTGTAACCTCTCTAATAATTTGTAATGTGTCATAACAATCTTGCAATCCAATATGTGTCACTTCTGTATTATCACTTTTTGTTCTATTCATACAAACTTTAAGATTAGGTAATTCATTATCATTTTCCCAATCTACACATAATATTGCAGGGTCAATTGTTCTTTGTTTCATAAGTATTTGTTCTTCCCAACCTAATATTCTATTCTTTAAGAATGGTATATCAAATGATGCAATATTCTTACCTGCATAAGTTTGTGTCTTATAATCAAGATTATTATTTAATAACCAAGAATAAAAAGCATCTGCTATCATATCAGGGTGAATAAAATCAATATCAGTTTCGGTATAAAACTTATTGTTTTTAATTTCTAATAATCTCTTACTTATCTTAGATATTAATTCTTTATTCATATTAATTGCAAAAGGACTTCCCGATATTCTCTCATGTAATATTGCATAATTAAATTTAGGTAATTCCTCAAGAGGCTTTAATTCTTTTGTATCTTCAATAATTGCAGAAATTGACAAAACATCATCTTTTACCATATCTATCCCTGTTGTTTCTATGTCTATTACTATAAATTTCATAATTAATCTTCTGTTCTATTATTGAATTTTATTTCTATTTTTATAAACTCAACAGGTTTAACACATTGAATATTTATAGAATTATCTATTATCTCAAATCTATTAATCAAGAGTTCATCGTCATATTGAGATAAAATCTCTTTTAAATCTTTTATTCTCATGTTAATTTGGTCTGTGAATTAATGAATTATATTCTGCTCTTGAAGTTTTATAAGTAAAACCGCCAGGAACTCCTTTTATTAAAACAGATATTGCATCATGTGAATGTAAAGATTCTTGATGCGAACAAATAATTTTAAAATCTTCTATCTGTGAATTGTTATCTAATTTTTCATGCACCAACCTAACAGCATCTTCGACAAATTTTAAATAACTTCCATTTAATTCTGCAAATGCTTGTTCATCTTCTCTCTTGACAATTACTTGAGTTTCGGTAGAAAGTGCATTTACCATTATATCTCTTATATCTTCAAACCAAATAGTGTCTTCAGATTTTACTGATATCCTTGCTACACTTCTCTGAGAATGAGAAACTGTTGCTACATTTCTATATTTTCTAGCATGTTCTGCCAACTCGTAACTACAAGGGCAAGCTGAAGAATAAACAAAATCGAAATGTATAATTTTATTTATATTATCATATTTATCAATATCACACTCTAGAGTAATTTCATAATATTGAATACCCACATTTCCACTTCTTAAACTTTTTTGCTCTATTGGATAAGATATATGCGCTAAGATATTTGCATCAAAAGAATTTAATTTCTTTTTATAAGAATATAAGATATCAACCAAAGTACCTAAGGTAAAATCATTTTTTTTATATTCATAAAAAGTTCTCATAATTCTAGACATATTAATTCCTTTCTTATGAGCGTCTAAAGATACTGTACCTGTTATAGATGTTTTTAAATTTATAACACCTCCATCTTTCTTTTTAAAATTAAGAGGTAAGTTGAAATTGTGAATACCAACTTGGTGTATTGCTACCGGAGAACCTTGTATTAAAGAGCTTGGCCCTTGTTGCAAGTCTGGTAATGAATCTATGTAATCTTGATTAACATTTAATTTATCATCATAAATTCTGTTAGGCTCTAAATATTTTTCTGAAAATTTAGATTCTTCTAAAGGATTTTTTATGGTTGATTTAATATCTTCCAACCATTCATAATTTTTATCTGACATACTTAATTTTAAATTTCTACAAATATATAAAAGTATTTTAAATAAAAAAAGGTTATAGTAAATAAATTCTATAACCTTTTTTAGATTTTTATTTTTATTCCTAGCTATAATAAAAATTAAACCAGAAATATGTGGTGGTATTATCTTTGGGTCTAAAAGTAATAGAACAATCTAATAACTTTTGCATATCTAAGAATGTCTTTATTGAATAATTACCAGGACTCTTATATTCACAAAGATAAGTTTTTAGATATTTTTCATCTTTAACAATCTTTTGAGGTTTTAAACCTACTTTTTTAAAAGCTTTTGTTATTTCCGAAATATATGCCTCACTATCGTTTTCTCTTAAGATAACCTTCTTACCTGTTTTATTCTCTATTAATTTTATTGCTTCGCTTATTTTCATTTATTTGTTTTTTTAAATAGTTGATAATATCAATCTTCTTGTATTAAAATTTGAGTTTGTCCTTTCATTGTTGATGATATTCCAAATAATATTCTTTGTTTTAACAATCTATAAAAAAGTGTATAACCAATTAACCTACCTTTTTTTATGGTTAAAATA